GGTGTCACCATCCTCCCTGACCCCTCCAATCCTGAGCATGGGCACCCAACGGCCTCGTCGGAAACGGTCCGGCGCGTCGATAGCGACCTTCATGGCGCGAAGCTCATCCCCTTCCGCTTCTTCCCCGGAAACCTCTTTTTTCCCCCGGCTTGGGCGGAGTGGTGGAACGAGGTCGACAAACTCGATCAATGAAACCACCGGGGCGGACTTAGCTCGCTTGCTCGCTCTCCCGCCGCTCACGGTTCATTTTCATAAGCGCGCCACCGAGCTGGTCGAAGACCGCGCGCGTCACGATGTCGGCGAACTCCTCAGCCGTCTCGGGCATTTCCCCTCGAGCCTCGAGCGACGTCCCGACACCCATCATTGTCTCGTGGAATGCCTGGATGAGATTCCCTCCGAACCACTCCGCATTTCCCTTGTCCACCGCTACCTCCCGCCTGAATCGAGCCATCGGTGTCGTCCCACGCCCAGCACAGGCCGGACCCACTTAGATTCAACCATCGGCGACAAGGCATCGGTTCATCAGTGCTGATGGGAAGCGGCGGCGATGATCGCCGCGCCGCCAAAGGTGACCAGATACCACAGCCAGCCGTAGCGATACCGGGCGGGCATGCGATTCCCGGTTCCCGCCTCTGCCTCGGCCCGTGTCACCGGAAGGAACGCCCGTCTGCTCAGTTCAAACGCGGTGACTCTGCGTTGTGAATGTGGGAAGCGGCTGGCGATGCTCCAGGTAAAGGACGGCGGTTACGGTTCAGCCGGTCCCGGAGGCGCATTCGTAGATGGCTTCTGGTATGTCCCGACACGGCGGGGACAGCCCGTCGTAGCTGACTACTGGCACCAACACACCTCCCGGTGTGGACGCGCTCCCGAGATCCGAGGGGAGCGGCTCGTGGAACTCGTGCGGTCGGCACAAGCGCGGGGCGTCAAGTCGATCACCCTGCCGGATTAGCCGGGCATCAGCACCCGACCGAACGAGTCTGCCAAGTCTCGGTCGCACCAGACGACAGGTTGGCCCAAGCCCGAATAGGGGGCCGGACAGCCGGTCTAGGCGGCCGCGGCGATCAAAAGTTCCGCAGAGGTTGTCTCTGAGGTGTGACGCCGGAGGAGATGCTCGCGAGTGTGGGTGGCGAAGCGGTACGTGCACCCCTTCTCCATGCCACCATCCTCGATAAGCCGAGCCAACAACACTCCAACGGTCTCGTCGGCGCTCAGAACAGCCGGTCCGTGACTCCCGTGATCGCAGTCGCCGGGCACCCGCGACAACGAAACGATCATGAGGGCGTTGGACACAGGAACCACCAAGTTCGCCACGCCCCCCGACGCTTCGACCTCGGCCAGTGCGTCAGCGATCCGGTCCGAGCGGAGTGCCGGAACCACCGGAATCGACCCGTCGGGCGCGCGCTTCAGGAGGTCCGTGAACTCCGGCTCGATCATCTTCCGGGCGATCAGCGCGGTAAGACCGCCGCGTTCGCCGTCCTCAGGCATCCTGCCACCTTGTGAGCTCCGCCGAGAGCTGTGTCTCGGCCAGTGCTTCTGCTGTGCGTGTATATACATCCTCGAGCGATCCGGGAGCAATCGGCCCGACCTGCCTGGGTATACCCGGGTCTGCGGTACGGCAATGCTCCCTGCGCCAGAGGCTGCCCTCCTCCGACCACATCTCAACGACCTCCCGATAGATAGGACTGCCGGACATCGTCTTGAGTGCGATGTGAAAGTACACCAATTCTCCCTGTTCACGGGCCATGTGGACATCCAGCCGATGTGCCTCCATCCCCAAGGTGCCCACTTTGAGCCGGAACGGGTGCAGCTCCGGGCCCTCCCACCCCGGAAGACTCATGGTGTCGCACACTAGTTGACCAGGGAAAACGGCGGCCTAATTCGGACATAGAGCCTTCCCGCCCGGATCACCGTCTGGAAGCCGCGGAGGCTTGGGCAGCCCAGCCAACGTCCTCCCCAGCGAGGCGGCCAGTTCCTGATCGCGCTGCTCGAGGGCGTGCGGGTACACCCGAAGGGTGATCGACGGGTCGGCATGGCCGAGCCGAGCCCCAACCGTGACGGCTCGCGCTCATGCCATCTGGCCTTCGTCTTCGAGAGGCAGTAGCTCGTCCCTCAACCTGAATGTGCCGTGACCGCACCACCGACAGGTAGATCCGAACCCGAAGTCGTCGGAGTGGAACTGCATGGCACTCTTGCGCTGGCACTCGGGGCAACGGCGAGACTCGGCTGATCGCCTTGCAGCCGTCCGGCTGTTGGCGGTAGCGGTGCGGACGTTCCCGTTCTGAAAAGGTAGCCATATCTATAAGAGTCCCTGAGCGTCCGGACCGTGACAGTCGTCGGGAGATTTCTCGGGAAACTTCTGTGGATTTAGTGCGGCCCGAAGATTGGCTAGCACCTTAGTCCACGTCGGACCCCCGTCGCGGGTGTCAGCCCAGTCCACTACGGCTTGACCAACTTTCCGCAGCCGGTCCCGCTCGGCTTGGAGGCCGCTGGCACGGTGCCACTGCTCGTTCGCGCTGGTCCTAGCCTCAGTCAACATCTGCTGAAGCGTGACCCTCTCGGATTCGGAGTGAGCGAGATCACCCTTTGTCTGTCGCCACCCCAACTCGGCCTGGTTCCGCTCGGCCACCAGGGCGTTGAAGGAGCGGTTGAACAACCGAGCGACCATGAGAGCCGTGGCCTGTGTCTCGGCACAGATGACGCAGTGATCTCCGGCCCAGTTGTTGTCGCAAGAGTGGTCCGAGGCGAGCGACTTCACGAGGTCCTGCTCCTCGCGGATGGCCTGTTCGAGAGCAGCGGTGCGGACCGCCTCCTCGACCCGTTGCGTAAATGTGGACGATGAAACCGGATCAGGCATGGGCCACCTCCGGGTACTCGATCTCGACGAGCCACATGCCGACGCGCTGCCGGCCGAGCTCGGCGTTGCGCTCGTCCAGGTCGATCCCGATGGCGTCGCGGCCGTGGCCAGTGGCGACGGCGAGAGTGGTCCCTGAACCGGCGAAGGGGTCAAGCACGACACCGTTACGCCAGGAGTCGTGGCCGCAGTCCGACCATCCGAGGGTCAGGCGCTCTGAGAAATCAGGAGCGTCCGTCGATGAGCCAGCCCTTGCATGGCGCTGGGGATCTCCGAGCGTTCGGTGCCCGTTGCCAGTGCTGTTGACGTGCTCCACCAGACGCCGGCTGGGTTCGCCACAGACCGTGCAGACCCGGCGCGGGCACATCGCCTCGATGGGCGTCACGCACAGGTCGGACGGGAAGGCGGCGTAGTGGCTGCCTTTGTAGGGCTCAGTGGGGATCACCCAGTAGTCGAGGGGTGGCGCTCCGGCTGGATGCGACGGCACTCGGGTCTGGTAGTTCGCCGTCTGGACCTCGACCGGGTCGCCGTGCTTGGGCCCGTTGGTCGTGCGGAACCGCTGGTCGACTGCCTCGGTGCGGACCGCGTCCATATCGAAATACCGCGTGCGGCTCTTGCAAGCGATCGTCAGATAACTCGTGGCCGGTCGGAACTTGTCGCTGAGCGCGCCGACAGGAGGGTTCGGGCGGCACCAGGCGACCACGTTGCGGACCCGCCAGCGGTCGGTCTGCCGTCCTGTGAGCGCGTTGAACCCGTAAGACAGAGCGACGGCGAACAGTTCGGGGACGAGCACCTTGGACTTGTCGAGTGGCCAGCCGTCCCTGTCGGACCGCGTGCGTCCGGGTCCGGTGCGCTCGCCCGCGCCGGGTTGGTTATACGCCGTGTTCATAGGCTTCGCTCGAGCCGCCCGGGCTTTTGTTGCGCTCCCGTCAAACGTCGGCTGACCGGCACGCATCGCCCAGGTCCCGTTGCTCGGGTCGGCCGGGGTGTAGTCCCCACCAGCACCACCGGAACCGCTGTAGGTGTCCCCGAGCTCGACCACGATGGAGCCGTGCGGAGCCAGCACCCGCTCGAGCGCCTCGATCACGTCAAGCAGGGTGTCGAGATACTCGCCGGGCGTCGGCTCTGACCCGATCTCCTTGGCCTTATCCGGGTGGTCCTTGGGCAGGTAGGAGCGCAGAGCCAGGAAGGGCGGTGAGGTCATCACCAGGTCGACCGAGGCGTCTGGCAGCTTCGCCAGTGCATCGAACACGTCGCCCACGATGTAGCGGGCGGTCACGACGGGCCCTTAGCGGGAGAGTCCATACCCCGGCTGGACACTGGCGCCGAACCTGGGCGAGCGTCCTCGCGGATAGCCCCCTCTCCCGCAGGAGATTCTACCTGGTCAGGGGCGGTTATCGGTCGCGGTAAGGCGCGCACGCCGCCTCCCACTGATCGTCGGTCACGCTGTCGGGCTCGGCGAGCTCGGCGTCGAGAACAGCCCACAGGCGACGTTCGGCCTCGTCCCGCGGTCTACTGGAAGTGAAAGAAACCGTCATTCGGCCAACTCGCATATGCGCCAAAGGCGAGCCATGAAGGAACGCACCGCCTCGCGGATTTCGGGATCGTTCAGCGGGTCAGTCCACCCAGAGTCGGGCGAATCCCACGGCCTCAGGTTCCCCGGTGGGCCAAACCCGTTCCGAGCCATCACAGCCCGAATCCGCATGGGACGTTGAAGATCGCCCTCGCTTAGGACGAACTCAGGCAGCGGTTGAACCGTCATGGCGCAGCCAACCAGTCGTCAACGATGGCCTCGGCTTGCTCGACTACGTGCTCCTCATCGAACGCCTGGTGGATCGCCTCGTCACTGAAGTAGTGCAGCCCCCACCAGTCAGGGATCGGCACCTGACGGTCACCGTGCCACCGCTCCCCTTCGGGCTTACGGTCCCAGACGTGGAACGGCGGCTCCCAGCGGTCCCGACACTCCAAGATCGACGCCGGGTTACGCAGCGCCGGGCGGGGGGCCTCTGAGCCGAGGATGGCCCAACCCCAGACCAAGACCTGAGTGCGCCAATCGGGGAGCAGATCAGGCACCGACCCACACTCCCTCGCGAAAGAACCCATGTGTCCCGCAGCCCTCAGGCGGCACGCAGTAGATCGACGGGCTGACGGTCAGTGGCTCCCTCGACACCAGCGTCCAGCCTTCGCCACCGAGCGGAAGCATCGTGTGAACTCGGTGGCCACCCAGGGCCGTTGAACAGTCGTGGAACCACCAGACGTGCTCGCCGTCATCGTCAAGGATGCAGTTCGGCGGCTCCCCCGTCATCGGGTAGAGCACGTCGTTTCGAGGAGGCACCTGGTCGCCCGCGTTTCTTCCAGGAGTACTTCGCTCAGTCACGACTCGCCTCCAACCGCGCGCGCTCCCTGCGGCTCTCGCCCCTGCGCTGGTCGATGAGCGCGAGCTGCTCGTCGGCGGACCGAGTGCGGCGCCTCTCTTTGAGCATCAGGGCCTTCTCCTGGCGACGTTCACGCCACTTCGGCCAGTTCTTGCGGAGATGATTACTCACGACGGCCCCACGGTGAAGGAACTGGCCGATGATACCGGCCCGGTGATCGCGCCGGGAATCTGATTGTCCACGTAATAGAGCCCGTATGCGTAGTAGCCGTAGAGCGGCACCCCATCGGAGCCCTGGGTAAACAGCGGGGCGTTCAGCGACGTGCCGGCATCCGAGATGGTGACGTCGGGGAACGGCGAAGGTGGCGTGCCAAGGGTGGGGTTGGTCTCCACGATGAACAGCGCCCCGGTGCACGTCGTGTCCGGTACGGCGGCCTTGGCCGACCACGACTTGGCGGTGGTCTCGTTGTCGAACACCACCGTGGCCCCTTGCGTCGAGTAGGTGGGGGCCTGGATGAACACCTCGATGGTTTGGCCCGGTGAGCACAACGTGGGCGGCGCATACTGCGTCTCGCCGTTGTACTCGTCGGTGGAGTAGTAACAGTCGGCGGCCGGGCCCGAGGCGTCCTCCACGCCGGCCTGCACATAGGTGGCGAAGGTGTCGTCGGTGGACTGATAGTCGACCCACGCCGCCACCCCGGGGAAGTCGGGCACCGTGAACGTCGCGTAGACGGTCGACACCGGCCCGCTGTAGGCGGTGTTTGCCGAGTAGCCGTCGACGTCGTAGGACACGCTGGCTCCCGCGTGCGCGCCGCCGATCAGCGCCATGACGGATACCGCCACGACGGCGACGAGACTTCGGATCACTCTCATGGGTGTTTCCTTTCTGGGATGACGAGCCGGTCCCGGATTGGGAACGGCTTGACGTTGGGTAGCACCAACGTTCCATGCTCGACAAGCAGCGGGGGCTGAGACATGACCTCGCCCAGCCGCTCGACGTAGCGAACTACTGATTCCACTGGCAGGGGGTGATCGACAACCCGGCCGTCGCCGGTGAAGAAGATCAGGTGGAACGTGCGCTCGTCACACACGAGACAGTGGTCCTTGGCAAACGCGTACCCGGCCGATGCCATCGAAGTCATTTCCATTGGTCTCGCTCCCTCCAAGTCGCGCGATCGTCTGGACACTCCAACCGCAGGCGCAAACCGCACGCTCGAGCTGTCGGGTACTCCTCGTCGGACAGCGGCACGTACAGGTGGCCGACCATCGACTTGGGGTTCCACCACCACCACTCGCCGCGCCCGGTGGCTCCCACCCCGACCAGGGCCAGGCGGGCAAACCGCTGGATGGTCACCAGATCGGCCTCACGTGCCCTGTAGAGGCCGACTTCGTACTTCCGGGGCCTCAGAGCCGTCAGCCACGCAGCGACGTGCCAGGAGCCACCACAGACCCCCTCCACGGTCAGCATGATCCCGAGTCGCTGGTCTCGTCCGAGCGGGTGAACCTTGGTCCACGGACTGAGCGAGAAGTGATGACGCGGCAACGGGTGGTTGAGCGCGTAGGTGCGTTGTTGCTCGATCCTCACGTCGCCTCCTCGACAAGATCGGGCGGCACCTGGTCGAGGACCTGACACGACCGGGCGAACCGTTTGGTGGCCGAGTCCCAGCCGTACACACACGCACGACATTCCCGGATCAGCCACTGACGGAAGCCCGGGTCATCGTCGTCGGGCAGGAAGGCGGTCTGGCGTTCACAGTGTGTGCATGTCGCGCCGTCGACCACCTTCTCACAGAGATGAAGCAGCGCCATGAGCGGGTCCAGGCCGGCCGCAACCTTCGTGCCCTTCTCGTAGAGCGCCACCGCCAGCCACACGACGGGCTCCTCGTCGTGAGAGAACCGAAGTTGAATCGCGCCTGCGCCGGTCCGGCCGAGCATGTCGACAGCGGCGACAACTTGTTCGGCGTGTTCGGGGGGCATCCCCTCGGGGCGTGTGATCATCGTGGCTCCTCGATCACCCGACGAAGAGCACGCAGCGCGTTACCAGCCGCCGCCGCATCCGTCTTGGTCAGGTGGGTTCGACTCAATAGCTTCTGCCACCACGATCTGCTCGTCAGGCGTCGCGTTCGTCTCGTTGAAAGCCGAGCCGTACGTTGCCCAGTTCTGAACGTCGATGCCAAGAGAGCCGTAGAACTCGGGTCCTTCGGCATAGGTGGCCCACCCTCCGGGCTCCTCACAATTCGCAACGCGGGTCCACGCCGCGAACTGCGCGCACGTGACGCCCGTGCCGTCATCGGGGTCCCAGCCATCACAAGAAGGGTCCGACGTCGGCGTCGAGGTCGTCGGGATCGGGGGGGCGCTCACGGTTCCGCTCGATGGCGTACTCGGCGAGCGAGGGCTGAGGGGTGGTTCGGATGGTGACGACGGCCCGGAGCGGTTCGTCGCCTGCGACGTCGTAGATCGGTCGCTCAGCAACCCCCACGAAGTGCATCGAGGTGCCAGCGTGTCGATGCTTGAACATCGCCAGTCCGTGCCATGCGGCCTCCTCAGTAAGAGCCGTGGGGCCGAGCTGGCCGCAGACACAGACGGCGTTGACCGTGCCGTTGCGGTTGTGCCGGAAGTAGGAGTGCTTGTGTGCAGCACCCCGAGCGTCGTCCCCGCCATCGCCAGCGCGATTGTCAGTCGAGTGCATGTGATTCTCCATCGTGGTCGCAGCCTTCTCTCCCTTGCTCGGCGGGTCCGACACCCGCTTTGTTGGTTAGGTGATCCACTACCGACAACAAGCCTTGCAGGTTGGTGATCGCGACGCGTAGAGCCTCGTTGCGTTCACGAGCCTCGTCCGGGTCTCTCTGAACGCCATCCAACGCGATGACCATCGCGAACGACAACAAGGCGCGTTCGGCTTCGGACACCACGTCGGTCTCGAAAGGCTCTTCGATCACTTCGAGAATGGAGATCATCAATTCTCCACACGCCCCAATGGCAGCGGCGGGCGAACGGGCCACAAGCTCCATGCACATCTGTCGAGCCCGAGTGACGTCCTCGTTGAAAGTAGAGGGAAGAATCACGCCACCCGTCCGATCCGACGACGAGCCATCTTGCTCGGCGCAGGGATCGAGGGGTGACGACGCAGGTACTCGCGCCGCATCAGATCACGCCTCGCGTCCTCTCGCGACATGCCCCACCCCTCGGGGTGTTCATAGGCCCGGTACAGCAACTGGCCGGTGGCCGTCGACCACACTTCGGCACGCTTACACGTGCAGACGGTGCACCGCAGCAGGATGCGCTTGCAGGCCACCACGAACACGGCGCGACGTGAGAGTGGCGCGCCGTCATCGGGCACTTCATCCCATGAATGGCCGAACGTCCGACAGTGAACGTAAGCCTCGGGTTGCTTGCTTCTCGTTGGCATGTATCTCTCCCTTGTGAGTTGGTGCCGACTGCACCGGGAGACCACGGCCGTTCTCGCGCCGTCCGTGGCTCCCCGCTGTTGTCAGCAGCGAGTCATCGTGTTCGTTCGGAATGCGCGGCTACGACCTCCGTCCACCAGCACCACGCGCCGACGAGGACGAAGCTCGCGAGGCACAGGTCAAGCAGAAGTCTCATCGTGTCTCACCTCCTCTCACACAATGTCTACAGGGTCTGACACTCGGGGATCAGTCTTTTCTCAGACGTGTCTAGGATCGTCTCTCCCGTCACCGCCTGACGCGCGAGACGAAGGGGACAGAGACGTCATCCGGACGGCTCACGGGCGATTCTAGAAATGTCTCAGACCGATGCTCGTGGAATTACGAAGCCACGACTTCGCGGGCCAACGTCAGAGCACGAGCCTTCGCCGCCTGCGGACGAAGCAACTGACGACCCATGTAGGTCTGCGTGTTCCGGTAACCCCGAAGGTGATCCAGGTACTCGCCAGCCGCCTGCACGAGCCCGTACGCATTGTCTTTGATCGGCTCGACGGTCGGTGTGCCGAACAGACCGAACATCGCCGTGCGAGCCAGCTCGACGTTGCGCACCACGCGTTCACTCACGACGCCTTCAGGCGGCATCGGGATGAACTCATTGACGAACATCTGCCGATGCTTGGCGGTGACTCTGATCTTGGTCAGTTCGTTACAGATTTCCAACCACCGCGCTGTCTCGTCGCGCACGCCGTGAATCGCCTGCTTGGCCTCCTCGATCCGATCACGCCAGTTTTTGGTGTGCGCGAACGAATACGCCACGCCCTCTCTCTCCCCGAGAGCTTCGGAGGCTCCGTAGGTGTTGGCACACACCACTCGAACGTTGGTCGGCAACACCTTGCACCGACCGTGTCCGTCGTGACGATTGAGCACCACGAAGTAGGGATAACTCTGCGACGTGTCACCGCGCACCAGGAACGGCTCGTCCAGATAGGCGCACACATAGGTCATGCGACCCTCGTCCAGACACCCGGCTGTATCCCACTGAGCCTTTTGATCGAGCAACGCCTCCACGATCCCGCCCATCTCGGAGTTGTCGATCAGCGAATAGGACTCATTGGTGACGGCCAGCGTGACGTTCGTGTCCGATCGAACGATCCGCTTCCACCCCTCGATTTCCTGAATCTCGGCCGTCGTACGTTGCCGTCTGTCGGCGTCGTCGCCTTTGCCAGATCGAACGGTCTGAACTCTGATCGTCCGATCGTCCACGGCATAGACGGGCTTCTCGATCGGGTCCCACGCCAGACCGGCCAACTCGCGCGCCTCGTCCCAACTGCCGGGGTAGTCGGGCACAAGCGTTTCGAGTTGGTGCCAGCTCGGTGTGCGAACACAAAAGCCGGACTCAAATAGATGACTCATTGTTCTCCTTTGTCGGATGGGGCGATCTGCCCCGCACTCTCCTGACACCCACGCTGGACGCTGCGCAGCCCCGTCAGCCATAGCGAGATGTCAGGAGAGTGCGCGACGTACCGCGCTGACTAACTCGCCTCCTCCCACTCCGACACCCAGCGCCCAGTCAGCCACCAGCCGCCGTGCTCGGTCTGTTGCCATCGCCACGGCCCGCGAGCCTCGTCCATCTGGCTGGCCATCTCGCGGGCTAGACGTTTGGCCACGATCAACGACGATGCGCAGTCCCACAGCTCATCGTCCGCCATGGCCTCGGTGCCGGGCCCGCACAAGTTGACGAGCCACGCTCCGTGGCTCCTAATGATCCACGCCCAGGTGGTGCGGCCCATGTCGCTACGCACGGCCAGTCTCCTTCCGTCTGCGAGCCTTTCTCCGATGATCGGCCTCGGCACATTTCCGGGCCGCCTCGGGGTCAGTGAACTTTGCACCGCACACCGCGCATTTCCACGACGTGCCGCCGACGCCCATGACCCGTTGAGGGTTCGTGTATCGAATGATCGTCCGCGATTTCATCGCGGGCACAACTCGGTCTCACCGCACGCGGGATCATCGACCTCGTGAACGAGACACAGGTTCAGTTCGCTCCGCAGCACCTCGCGCTCCGAGGCGTCGGGCACCCAGTAGTGAGCACCGGCGACTTCGACATAACGCTCATCGGTGGCGCATTCAGCACACACCGAGAGGTCGCGGTGGGCACAGACGGCCGAACCGTCTGGGTTGTATCGAATGTTCATTTGGTTGCCTCCTTTGAGGTTGAGTGGGACTCGGTGTCCCGCCCCGACTCGTTCACACGACAACGTGGGAACGAGTCGAGACGCGACATCGAGGTCGCCGGATGGTTCAGGCAGCCTTGACGGACGAACGACCGTTGCGGCGGGCGGGAGCCTTGACGCTCACGGCCTTCTTGGCAGCGCCGATCGACTTCTGCACCTTCGCCGCCTTCTCGGCGTCGATCGCGTCGCGGTTCGGCGTCGGAGGTCGCTTACCCTTCCGACCACCAGCGATCCATGCCTTCTCGGCACGGTTCTCGTTCATGGCTGCGCTGGCTCGCTCCGCCGCCGCCTTCGCGGCAGCCGACTGAGCGTCAGCTTCGGCAGTTCCGCGACGAGCGCGACTCGTCCCGGTACCACGAGAACGCTTCACTGACTTCGCCGACTCGGCGCGAGTCAGATCGGCAGCCGACAACTTCGGAGCTGGCTTGCCGTCAACGACGGCACCGATCCGGTGTCCATTGGGCAGCACGATGTCCCAGGACTTGGCGTGCGGGTCGATGATCCCGTAGTTCGTGGCGAGCAGCGCGGCGAACGCCTGAACACCGAGACGAGGCGACCCATCGGGGTTCAGCCCACGCGAGAAGTGTCCGGCCATGCGGCTGAGTGAGTACGCCATCGGCGATTCGATGGGCTTGCCGTCGGCGGTCCACACGATGTTTTTGGGCTGGCGCGGCGTGCGCGTCGTCTTGGTTCGTGTGGTCGGCTTCTTCGCCGGAGCCTTCTTGGCTGCCGACACTGACTTGGTCGCTCGCTTCACGGGCGTCGCCTTGGCGGCGGTCTTGCGGGTGGTGCTCTTGGTGAGTGTCACTTCGATTCCCTTTCGTTTTGTTGACTCGATCTGAGTCGATCACCAGACTACCCGACTCCCGAGTCTGAGGTCGAGTCGATCCCGAGAGGGACATCGACGTCAGCGACAATTCCGAAACAATCTTCGGCGGGTCGACTCGGCGCTACTGTCCCGGGACGTGATCCCGGCGATCAGTGTTCGCCAGCCCTGGGCCGGTCTGATCGTCTCGGGCGTCAAGGACGTCGAGAACCGGACGTGGCGTACCTCTCATCGCGGCCGTGTGCTCGTCCACGCCTCCGCACGCCCCGATGTAGTCGCGCAGGGCTCTCACGGCTCAGACGGCATTCTGGGGGCCAACGGAGCCATTCTGGGGGCGGTCACGCTGGTCGACTGTCTGTTCGATCAGAGCGTCAGTCGTTGGGCCGAGCCAGGGCTATGGCACTGGCTCCTGATCGACCCCGAGTTGTTCGCGGAGCCGATCCCGGCGTCGGGTCGTCTCGGTATCTGGCACCCGTCGAGAACGACGTGTCGCCAGTTACGCCGCGTCTTGCAGTAGTCGTCTCGCCTCAGCGAGAGCCATCGTCTCGCCGGCCCACGCGAACGTCGCCGAGGGTCGAGCTCCCTGTTTCCACCACCCGCCCAGCGTTGTGTTGCGATTGGTCGGTCTGGCGACGCGACCGCTCGAGGTCGGCAAGCCAGGGCGATGCACCAAGGCCCACTCCGGAGACCGATCGAACGCCCGAATGAATGAGGGGTGCGCAGGATGAATGTGCATCCGGTAACCGACCGCCTTATAGCTAGCTGCCACACGGTTCATCAACACGAACACCAGACCGAGACCTTGCCAGTCCGGCAACGTGACGACGCGAGAGAACACCTTTATGTCACGGCTGCGAGCGTGCGGCTGGTGTAGAACGCCGCAGAAGGCGGCGGGCTCGTCGTTCGCGAACAACACGAAGCACCGCGCGCCGCGGTTCAGCTCCTTGGTCAGATAGTGAAACGGAGCGAACAGGCTCCAGGCGGAATAGGGCACACGGCCGACCGTGACCTCGATGGGCGGTCGGGGTTGAAGATGCCTCCACTCGAACGACATGGTGGCCGGCTCCAACACCCAATCCGGTTGTAACCAGTCGATGATGTCGAAGTGACACGACGCCGCCACGAAGCGCCGATCGTTGCGCCGGACCCACTTCTGCACGGCGTGCGCGCCGATCTTGGCAACCTGGCGATCGACAACGGACGTGAACTCGTCCACGGTGATGATCTGATCGCTCGGTGTTTCGAGCAGACGGCGCGCCAATTCGACGCGGAACTTCTCCCCCGTCGAAAGCACACCGTAGGGTCGCATCCAGGCGGGGATCGTGTTGAACCCGACCGCCTGACAGATGCCCGAAATCTCCTCCATGCTCAGATGCTTGGCGAAGTCGTCCAGGACGTTGGGTTCCTTCCACCGCAGAGGCTTGTCGAACACGCCGCCACCGAACGCGTCCTTGAGAATCGTGCTCTTTCCCGCGCCAGACGGGCCCACGATGAGACCGACGTTCCAGTCGCGCTCCTCGATCGGCAGTTCGCCGTCCCACGATCGTTCGGTCGTCTCTGCTCGCGGGACGTCGAACATCGTCTCCAGTTGACGGGCGCGCACCGAACGAGAAACGGGCGACGAAACTTCCACGTGAACTCTCACGCTGTCGCCGCCTCCAACTGCGGCAAGGCGGACCCGGCGTACAGCTCGAACAAGGTTCGCCCGTCGTCAGCAAGCATGTAGGGCAACATGACTTCCTCGACGCTGACCATCTCGGTCCGAATGATCGCCGCCTGAGCCGACCCAGTCCTTCAACACACACCACGCCACTCTCGTGGCCTGATCCATGTCGGGCGTTCGTCGGCCCGGCTGTCGACCGGCACGTTGCAGCACGGCGTACACGTTGAGCGGGTGCACGGGCAATCGAAAGCGCCGCGGCCCGGTCACGGTGGGACAGACGAAGGACACACCGAAAGGGACGCCGCCCGTGTAGAGCGTGGTGACCTCCTCGGCTCCGTCGTGTAGTTGAGCAAGGGGCTGGCCATCAGACGATGAGACCCGACACGTCGAGTCCTTCGGCCTCGAACCGCGCCAGCAACTCGGCCTGATGCGCCTCGTCGGTGCACAAGATCACCACTCGATACTCCAACAGATCACCGAGTTGGGAAGACGTGTCCAGATTCTTGACGGGCGGGCTCACTTTCGTTGCCAACGCCAACACTCCCGCCGAGTCGAACCCGGAGCCGAGCAGACGAGGACCGATCTTCTGTTCGTGACGTTGGAGAATCGTGAGCAGCTCCCCGTTATCCCAGCCGCCGAGAATCGTGTGCTGATTGTCGGCGACCACGTACGCCTCGGCCTCGTCGTCGTCTCGCGTCTCCACGCCGCGAATGACGGGCACCTGCCAATCGACAACGCCCATCGGCGGATCGCCGCCCTGTTCGCGCATCGCTGCCAGTGCAGCCACCCGACCGTGACCCGTGAGCATCCGTCCGGTTCGTTCGTCAATGATCGGCGGACTGGTGAACCCGAATCGTCGCATGGAGTCGATCAGTTCGGGAATGTCGTGCCGTTTCGGGTTGCGAACGGCGGGCATCTTCGCCACCTCATCGAGCGGCCGACGTTCGATCCAGTGACTCTCTCGTTCGATCGTCTCAGCCATCGCCGACCGCCTCTCGGACCACCTTCGGGTTCACGCCGTAACTCAAGGCGATGGCTCGAACACTCGCACCGGCATCGCGCAATCGCGAGAAGGCACGAGCTCGCCGCGCGTACGCCTTGGCGAGCTGCGCCTTGCACTTCTCGACGTCGGCGATCGCCTCATCCGCCTCACGCCAGTCGCCGGGCGGCGCATCGCCGAGTTGCGGGACGGGAGCGGCCATCAGTCCTCGATGCCGACCCCGGGCAACGGGTCCTGGCCCTTTGCAGCCGCCTCGGCCTCAGCGATCAGCGCGTTGACGCGGTTGGCTTCGTCTTGCAACGCCTGCCACGTCGAGTCGGGCGACAGGAAGGCTTCGGTCACCCGGAAGTGATGCTCACGCTCAGCTGCATCCTCGGCACCGACCACCGCCTTGTGGTTGATCCCGTTCACGAACCCGCGCAACACGATCACCACCGGCTCCGCGTGTTCGAGCTTGCGCTGCGTGGCTCGGAAGAAGGAGCGCAGCGACTTGGTCACGTTGTCCGCTCCGTTGCACCCGGACTGGATGACCTCTTCGCCCTCAAACTCGCCGAGACGGCGCCGCGGTTGAGTCGCCCGTGGCATCGCGCGTTCGGCGATGGCCTTCTTCGCTGGCGAACTGGCTTTCTTCGCCGGGGTCTTGCCGCCTGCGATGGCCTTCAGGCCGGTCGTGCCGACGCCTTGTGACTTCGCGCTGCGGGATTGGGTCGTGCTTGGCATGGTGGGGTCTCTCCCTTGTGAGTTGACTACTACAGGGACTGTAGCGGGAGGGTGTTCGACTCGGGCGGATGGGCACGAGCCTGGTAGGCGCGGTCGATCAGGTCGAACCCCTTGCCGGTCTTGATCATGCTGGTCGGTACTCGGATCACCGCCCACCCGAGGATCGCTGCCTCGCCGTACTTCTCGGCGTCGTTCTCCAGCCCCTTGCCGGTCGAGTGGCGTCCCACGATGATCGCCTTCGGCTTGCCGGTCTTGGGATCAGTGGTGATCACCGGACGCGAGAAGGTGCCGCCTTCGACCTCGATCGCCAGCTTCAGTTCGGGGTAGGCGAAGTCGAACCGCCAGCGGCGATGCGGGTGGAACTTGAACTCTCGCTCAAGTCCGAAGGGGTGGTAGGCGACGAGCCAGTCGTGCACTTCTTGCTCCCAATCGCGTGTGGTCATCGGTGCGCCCGCTGGGCTCGGAGGGTGGCCTTGCGTCCACGCCCGGTCAGGAACCGACCGAGACCGTCGAACGAACGCGCGAACAGCTCGCCCAGTGGCGTGCCGGGACGCGCTTCTGGCTCGTCCTCGACGGGTTCGGGCTGGCGTCGCCGGTCGTGCCACCATCTCGCCGGGTTGAACTTCACCGGATCACCAGTCCCATCGTCGTTGCCTCCTTCGGGTGATCTTCCACCCAATCGTTATGCGCCGCGCAAAGCTGCACGAGATTGTCGAGCGTGAACAGACCACCGGCGCTCGCCTTCTTCAAGTGGTGCGGCGTTGGCGGTCCGAAGCAGATCAGATCGGCCAGCGTGAGCGCTGGCCTCGTGGCCTCCTCACAAGCCGCTCGGAAGGACAGAAACCGGCAGCCTTGGTCACGCTCGAACACCGCGGCCACCACGGCGTCATGCTCTGGCCGCGCGTCACGTCGCTTCTTTGACACGGGGTTGATCCGCTTGCGGCGAGCCAAGTGCTTCGTCCCGGCCTTGAGGCGCGTGCGTTTCATCGCCATTCGTCAGGGACGGGCATCTCGCACGACCCGTCCTCGCCTTCGATAGGGAGGGCCATCGCCAGCGGCAACTCGGCCAGGAGCGCGCGCGCCGTGTCTTCGCGCATCTGGATCACCAGTCGAACGCCTCCCATCGTCTCGATGAACAGCAGCGAGTCGACGTGGCCGCAGCAGTCGCAGACCATGGCGCGCGGGATGATCTTCTTGACGCCGACAACCCTCATCGCACCACCGCTCGCACGAGGTCGAACACGCCATAGGCGGCCAGAGCCAACACCCCGCCGACCATGATCCCGAGCAGCCCGAGCGCACCCGCCGAGGCGAGCCACCGCGCAGCGGCTCCGACCCCGGGCATGACGTCGGGTTGCTGATCGGCGGGCAGCTCGTCGCCCTGCGCCATCCGTTCGATTCGACTCCGTCGGTCAGACATCCGCCTTCCTCCGATCCTTTCGCGGCCGCTGGTTGGGCCCGCGCTTACGAGCGGCCACCCGCTCGGGACTCTTGCACGTCGCGAAATGCATTCGATGAAGCGGCGTCCCGACGTCGCCAGCCTCGCCCTTGCGGAGCACGCGGACCGTGGGGGTGGGCACGTCGTAGTCGAGAACTTCCACGTTGCCGCCGTAGGGGACGGGCTCGGGATCAACGGGGCACTTGGACCCGCGAAGCGTGACGCACCACATGACGTCGAGCCCGCAGAACTTGCAGGGCGACAGTCTCATCGCCGTCGCCGATCACGGGGGAACTTCGGACACGCGTCGTTGCACACTTCCTCGTCGTACACGTGCCCGGTCTGATAACAGCCGTTTCGCCACGCCTCCCACTTCTTCGGCCGGCAGGTGGAGCAGGGGCGTGCCGAGACGTTGTTCCGGATGATCGTCTCCCAGTCGAGGGACCCATCCTCGGTGCGGAGGTCATAGGTCCACCCGGGTGGATCGTCGTTGCACTCCAAGCAGGGGCCTCGGTGCGCGGGGAGCGCGGCCTGAGCACGGCGCACCTTGGCAACCTCATCGCCGAACTGCGAGATGGTCGGCCACTTGTCATGGTCGGCGCACCACGCGCCCGCCGCTTCAAGCAGAGTCGCCAGGGGCACGTCGCTGAAGCGCAGCCCGATCAGCTCCTCGATGTCATCGAAGTCTGCACCGAAGGGGACGTTCAACGGTGCAGCTCGTAGCAACCGCACGACGGCGTGAGCCTTGTCGCGTTCCTCGGGATTGGGAGCGAACAGTTCGGCGTCGAGTTCGCTGGACGAGCTCATGGGGCGGCCTCCTTGGGTAGAGGATCATGCGACTTCCGGCGTTCACTTGCTAACGCACTTCCTATGGTCTCACGTAACGACGTCTCGTGACGACCTCGCGCTGGGTCGCGGCGAACCGGCTTCGACTTCGCGATGGCAGTCTGCAACCCGGCCAGTGTCCACACTTCGACACCGGACGCGATGGCGCGTTCCACGTCGCTCACCGCAACACCGGCTCGAAGGACCGACTCGATGATGCCGAGCACTGCGACAAACGGCGTCTTGCCGTTGGATCGCAGCGCGGGCTTGACGGGTTGCTCGAAAGCCAGTTGCGTCAGATCGTGAGCCTTCCGAGACAACGGGTTGTCGCATCGTTTTGGAGAGACTGTGCCGTTGTCAAACGGCAAGAGTTGTGTTTCTTGAGTTTTATTTGAGTTACTAAGCAGAGAGGATCGTCCAGAGATTCCTTTTCGCGTCTTGGGTGATTCGTTTTTCGACCGTCTGAGATTCGTTTTTCGACCCTCAGAAAAGGCATCCCCCTGATTCGTTTTCTCTGGCATCAGGAAGCGATAGACCGACGGCACACCGCGACCGCGACCGATCGAGATGACTTCTAGGAGACCACGCTCGGTCATGTCTGCGAGCGTGCGCGTGATCGTCGGCACCGAGCATCGAGCCTTCGTCGCCAGCTCGTTACGAAGCATCCAAATCTGTTGTTCGTGAACGTCGTTCACCACGTCGGCGATGGCCAGGTGCACGATGAGACGTTCGCCGAAATAGGGCGAATGCTTGAACACCCACGACATTGCTTCGACGCTCACGCGTGGTCGAGTTTCGTCAGTCCTGACACGAGACGGGGAACGTAACACTCTCGTGTGTCGAAGTGTGGGACCCTGGGGTCATACACCATCCCGTCACAGCCTCCCGTTACGATCGTGTTCGACGTGATTTTTCAAGGGTCACCGTCGGACGAGGAGAACCACATGCCACCAGCCACGAAACGTCCAGCGCGAAAGCGCGCTGCTACGCCCATCGACGCTCAATCGAAGGACGTCACACGCGCCAGCGATCCCGAGAACAATCCTGAGCCCGAGGAGGCCGATCACGCCGATCTGCTTCCGGTAATCCACCGCGCCGAAGTGGTGCCGATCGCCGAAGGCGGGTTGGAGCTCCCGGTCATCGACACGGCGCGGCTCATCGAGCTGAACAAGGCCTATGTCGCCTTGTGCGAAGGCATCCTGAACGACAGCGATTATCAGTCGATCGGTAATCGAGCGTTCAAGAAGAAGTCCGCGTGGCGCAAGTTGGCGACCGCCTTCGGGGTGTCCGTCGAACTGATTGACGAGGACATCACCTACGACTCATCGACCAACCGGATCGTGCGCGCTCACATGCGAGTGCGAGCCACCGCGCCGAACGGTCGCTTCATGGAGGGCATCGGCATCTGCGACGTGTTCGAGCGGTGCTGCCTTCAGGGATGCGGCACGCGGCACACCCATTGCGATGCCGCCTGCGACGGTGCGCGCCACTTCAGTCACGCCGAACACGACATACCGGCAACAGCGATGACTCGAGCCACGAACCGTGCTTGCGCGGATTTGTTCGGGATGGGCGAGGTCTCTGCCGAGGAGATGGAGGGCGACGGGGAACGGTCGCGGAGCGCGCCGTCCTCGTCCACCGGCCGGAAAGTCCCGAGCGTGAACGAGCTGCGTGCCGACATCGCGCGACGGATCGCGCAATGGCCCGAGGGGTCCGACGCCCGCAAGAGACTGGCGGCGGACTGGAAGCACCATCGACTTCCAAAGGGGAGCGTGCTCACGGCCGCGCAATGCCGTTTCGCCGGCGACCTCCTGAGCAACGTCGAGGCCGAGTACCCCTCAGCCCCCGCGTCAGAAGGCCAGGAGAGCCCCCCAGACGCCTCTGAGAGCCCCGCAACCTCGGGGGGCAATACCGATGACCCGGTGACCATTCCGGCGGACACACCCGACGATCTGGTGGAGGCGACGATCACCGAGGCCCAGGAGCGCTCGCTAGCCGAAGTGGTCGAGTGGCTGGCCGCCCGCCATGTTGCCGTGGTCGGTGACGACGAGACCAAGATCAGGCGCGCCTACTGCGCGCGACGAATTCTCGAACAACGAGACGCCGGGAACGGCGAGACCAACAAGGAGCAGGGATGACCACCATCGAAACCTCAACACCGACCCGAGAGGAGCAGGTCGCCGTCTTCATCCAGGGGCTACGCGACTTGGCCGACTTCCTCGACGGTCACCCGGACGCCGTACCTTCGATCGGCGGCGTCACCGTCGAACGATGGGCATGGAGCGCCGACGAGCTGGCGGAGCGGGTTCGGACTCTTGGAGCGGGCGAGAAGTTCGAGGAGTACGGAACCATCGGCCTTCGTCTGAAGTTCGGGCCGCACAAGGTGCAGACGCGCGCCTTGCAAACGGACACCTGCGAGAAGAAGCCGACGGGCAAGATCACGACGATCACTCGCGAAGTGGACCCCGCCAAGGAGGAACTGCCGACCGGCGCACGCAACCTACGATCGCGCACCGTGATCACCTTTGACTTCGAGGAACCCGAATACGAGTGGGATTGCGCGCCGCTGCTGGCTGGCTCGAAGCCCGACCTGCACCTGGTGGAGTCACCCGACGACGCTGAGACTCCTGTCGAGGACTTGTCACCCGACGACCAGGAGCCCGACCTGAACTACCCGCACGGGCGTGGCGAGGACGACGACACGTACTAGATCGCCAGGGGAAGGGGGGGGACGAGAGAGCCCCGGGGGACTGACACCCCGGGGCTTCTCTCGCTTCAAGGGCGAGACGCCATGCCTAACGCCTCGGCCTCGATCGTAGCGGTGGGCCTGCTCAGGCCCCAGAGATCAGGCCGGTGACGAGCTGCACGACACCAGCGATCGCCGCCGAGATGGCAGCGGTCACAACGGCCACCACGTCGGGCAGAGAGGTCACGTGCGTTGCGCCGGCCACCAGGCCCCCACCGAGAATCGTCACGAACGTCGCGACGATCGAGACGGCCAGCTTGCCGAGGTCGTGGGTGACCACGGGCGGCACGCTGAGTTGACGGTTCAGGCCGATCTTGCCGATCTTGGGGGCAGCCGGGATCAGACCCAGCACGTAGTGCAGGACGGCCACCAACCCCGCCGCACCCGCTGAGTACAGCAGGGCGAGAAGGGTCGGCATCGAAACGATGTTGGTCGCGCCTGCGACGAGCGCCGTGCCGAACGCGGCCAGGAAGGTCACGATCACGTGCACGACGAGCTGAACCGCTGCGGACTTCGTAGACAGCTTGAGCATTAGGAACCTCCGTTTGGTTGGGGACAGTGAGCGATCATCCAGGCGTACGCCGCCTCGATCTGTGAGGTGAGCAGCGACGCGTCGAAAGGCCAGAGCCCGATGGTGCATTGGTTGTTCTCCTTGCACGCCGACTCAGTCCAGTTGAACGACCCGGTGACCACGGCGGTGTCGTCGCCGACGTAGACCTTCCAATGCGAGATGTCCGTGCCGTCGGGTGCGGTGCCCACGGCCAGCCGCAGGTTCGGCATCCCGATGCAGGCGATCAGCGGAGCCAGCGCGCGCTGCTCGGTCTCCGACGCCCACTCGGATGAATCGAGGACGCACAACGTCGGCAGTCCTGCTCGGATCTTCGCCACGAAGGCCGCTATGAGCGCCGGGTGGGTGAACGAGTACATGGCGAGGGCCTGGCGTACGCGCGTCGCGTTGATCGTGGCGACGATCGCCTCCTCCACCTGGTCGGTGGGAGAGTTGAACGTCAGATGATCCGCCGGCCAGCCCACCGGGAACGGCGAGGCCGCGTACTGATCGAGCGCGTCGAGGAAGGCGATGGTCACGTCTGCTCCTTGGTGGTCTCGAAGGCGCGGGGGTGCCGCTTGTGCAGGCGGTACAGCTTCACCGCGTCGCGAGCCTCATCGACTTCTCGACGTGGTGAGGGGTTACGGTGCCACCACGGCTCGAACACCCACATGAGGATGATCGACGCCGCCACGATGGCGAGGCAGACCAGCGGAATCAGGATCGGGCCGATCGCCTTCACGCGGCCGCCACGAGCTGTCGGTAGTCGCATTGCGCGCCGAGGCTCACGAAGGTGGAGAGATGGAAGAAGTACGACCCGTTATCTCCCCAGCTTTTCGTCCAGTGATTGCGACCGCGCAGGATCGTCTTGTCCGGCACCACCAGGCCCGTCTCGGTCAGCGTCAGCTTCACGATCGCCGACCAGGTTGTCTCGTGACCACCGGCCAGCCCTGACTTGACGGCAGCCTCAAGACCGCCCGCGTCGATGAAGCCGTTGGAGTCGGGGGTCATCCACGCGTTGTACCAGGGCTGGCCGATCTGGATGCACCCGGTCTGCATGAGTGAGACGAGGTTCTGCGCGCCACTCGCCACCTTGTCGCCTGCGATGAGCCCGAGGGACTTCAGGCCTTGCACGAGGTACGGGCCCGACGAGCCGCAGTCGGTCGGCGGCCACTCCGAACCCGGGTCGCCCGTCGCGTCGGTAATCAGGTGATACAGGGCGATGGCGAACTTCTCCGCTCCCACCGTGTCGGCGTAGCTGGCGAGCGGGGGCAGGTTCAACTTGCCCGGGGCGGCGAGAAAGGCGGTCTCATCGAGCACGTTCGAGAGGCCCTCCACCCCCGAGTTCGCCACGCAGCTCCCGAGCGCGTCGACCTCCGTCGCGCCGGGGATCAGCGTGGCGGTGTCGATGCCCTGCTCGATCAAGTCCTCCTGATCGAGCACGTCCACGTTGGGCTCGTGGTCGACCTCGCGCAGTGGCGTCCCCGCGTAAGCGTGCAACCGATCGAGGGTCAGATGAGGCTCGGCAACTTGGTAACGGCCGAACAACGTGGTGCGAGGAGTGGTCTTGTCAGTCGGCACGGTCAGTCTCCTAGTGGTGGGTTACGGCGCTTCCGATCGCCACGCCAGCATAAGTCCCGGCGAAGTTCGCCGCCGAGATGGTCGCCATGAGCACCAGCGACTGCCTCGATCGCCACCCCGTCTTGAAGATCGAGTCAATCGCCAGCGCCGCGCAGACCAGGCTCGCAAGCCACTGGAGAATGTCGAGGCTTCCCGCGATGGGCGCGTTGTAGTGCGCCTCGGAAATGACCATCGCCGTGGCGACCAAGTCTTGGCAGGTCATGGCGATGAAGGCCAACAGAGCCGTTTTGCGAAGGGTCATCGCTCCGACTTGCGGTGGGCCTCGTGCAGCTCGTGTAGTTCGTTGAGGGTCGGGGCCCTCTTCGGAATCGTCGGGTGACAGTGGCGGCACACCTTGTACGGCGTCCCTGCGACCTCATGCTTCGCGAGCCGCCAGCACCCCTTCGTGTGACAGTTGTGGTGGCGGTACACGGCGACCACGCCAGCCAGCAGAGTGACCTCGCCGAGGTCGGAGCCAAACCCCGAGAAAAAGCCGTAATAGGCACCCGGCTCGTTGACCGTCCCGGTGCGTACCTCAATCCACCACCACAACGAGGTGAAGAAGTGAGCGATCACGGGGAGATACCAGGGAGGCTCGGCGGCGTTGGACACCCCGTCGTGGTCGGCGGGCACTCGTGCTCACCGACTTCGATCAGATAAGTCGCGAACGCCACCAGCTCGGCGTCGACCGTGACAGCCGTCGTGTGATCCTTCGCCGTTTGTTCATGGTTCGCCTTGGACTGAGCCTCGGCTTCGTGCGCCGCCTTGTACGCCGCGTGCGCCGCCTGCTGTGCGCTGATGGTCGCAGCCTGTTGCGGTCCCGAGTTGACCAGAGCGTTGGAGAGATACACCAACGCGAGAACGACCACAGCTGATTCGAGCAACCGGAGCCAGAACCGCCAGGGATGGTTCATAGCACGTCCTCCAGATCGGTCACGTCGTGGCCGTGGTCGACGCGGAGATGGCGGATCATCGCGCGGCCGAAGGCCTCCTGCTTGTGCTCGATCCGACCCAACGTCTCCCCGGCCGAGTTTGGGTCGCCGTTGCCCTTGCCATTTTTCCGGAGCTCCAACCGAATGGCCGGCATGAACACCCGGGTCCAGAAGAAACGAAGGACCAACCCGAGAAGCACCAGCGTTGCCGCGATTCCTCCTAGGAACTCGCCGACACCGGGGAGATTGGTCGCGAGGTACGCGCCGACAGCGGCCATGACGACCAGGAGCGCGGCGAGCACGTCAGCGCCTGTCGCCCTTCGCGACCGACTTCAGCAGGTCCGGCCACGCCTGATCGTCAGCGTGGAGAAAGTCGTGCACCGACTGGTCGAGGTCGGCCGGGTAGTGCGCGGGTCCCGACTGCGATGCAGCGTTCGCGTAGAAGTTGAGAATCGTTTGCTGCTTGCCTCGCAACGCGTAGTAAGCGGCCCAGATCGGAATCTCCGACGTCGGGTTGAGCGCCCGCTGCCAGATGCCGAGCGCCTGGTCTTGCAACCACGCGGCGAGCTGGTCGGCGCTCTCGAGAAGGGGGTCGACGTAGGTGGTGGTCATGGGCTTCAGCCTTTCACGCGTTGTTCAGCACGAGCATCGGTACGAAGGAGGGAGCAGGAGTGACGGCGAAGAACGACTCGAACTGCGCTTCGCTCCCGAGCCAGACATCGAGGTCGACGTCGCTCGGGATGCCGTCGACCGGCCCGCCGTCGCTGAACTGGTGCATGAGGCACGGGTAGCTGGTGACGCCGGGCAGACCGTTCCACTGCGCGAGCCACAGTCCCGCCGCAATGTGGAACCCCTCCTGATACTCGGCCACGTCCAGGTACTGAAGCGCTGCTGGGTTGGCCGCGATCAGGGTCGCCAGGTGCGCGATGTACTCGGAGGTCGACAGTCCTTCGGGCAGCTCGTCGTCGTCGGCTTCCGGGAGCGCACCAACCAGCGCTGTGTACTTGGCCTGCTCAGCCACTGGGTCGGCGGTGCCCTCGTCCATGAGATAACCGCCCACCGCGAACCCTGCTGCACGGATCGCGGCGAGAACCACTTGCAGGTTCGGCGTCACAATGCCGAGGCCCTGGATCACCTTCAACATGACGAACGGACGATCCCCACCCCCACGAGCTGCCAGGTCCGCGTAGGCGGCCGCCCAGTCAATCGCTCCGAGGTCTTGGTTGTCGGAGAGGTCTGTGCCGTAGTGCACGACCGCAGCCTAAGAGGTCACGCCGCTTTGATGCATGAATACAGCGCGTAATAGGGCGGGACGGTCGGTACCGAGGACCCGCTGCCGGTGTTGCCGATCGTGACCCCGGTGGCCGCGCTCCCTGTCACCGAGGCTGCCGTCACCCCGCTGCCGCTGGTGGTGATCGTGTAGGACCCGGCCCCGAAGGTGATATCCGCGAAGGCACCGGACCCCGGAGGATGCGTGTGGTCGGGGTCGGTGATCGGGTGATTGTGCGACGGCAGTTGAGCCACGGTCAATGTCACCGTTGCAGCGCCACCCTGGGCTCCCTCGGCGTAGCTGCCGCCCGCTCCGACGATGAACACCCCTTCGAGGTTGGGCAGCACGTTCGAGCCTCGAAACGCGTAAAGCGCCGGGTAGGTGGTCGGGTTGAACGTCGACCCGTTGCATTGAAGCCAGTTGGCGGGGGGTATCTTCTCCCACCACGCGATCATCCCGACGTCGGTGGACCCGCCGCCTTGCACCGACGTGAACACCCACAGGTCGGTCCCCACTCCAAGAGCGATCACGGTCTGGCCCACGTAGGGGATGAAGTCGCCCGCCACCGGGACGTTGGTCAGAACGGTCGGAGTCTGACCGGGCATGACCGGTGGTTGAAAGGAACAGGTGCACGGCGGACCAACCGTCACAGCGGTGACCGTGCCGTATTGGACGACGGGAATCGGCAAGTTCGCGATGGCCGCGTTGACCGCGGCGGTGATCGCGTCGCTCGCGTCGCCTGCTTCGCCCGACGGGGTGCTGGGAGGAGTGGTGGTCACGACACACGTCTCCCCGTGCCGTAGGCGAACTGGCTATTCCCCATCGAGTAGTTCCACGTGTCGATCACATAGGTCCGAGGCCCGACGACACCAGCGCGTGCGAAGGTGACCGCGATGACGTCGTTGGCGTCGAGTGACGCATCCGTCGGAATGTACATGATGATGCCGTCGAACAGACCCTTGCCGGCCAACCCGATCGCGTTCGCCATCGCCTGCGCCTGATCTTGGGTGGTGCACAGCGAGGTCGTCACATACTGGATCGTGAGCGGGTAGTTGCCGGTGCCCGCGACCGGGTAACTGCCTGGCCCGTTCGACAGCTCGCCGATGTAGGTATAGGAACTCGGGTCGGTGTCCTGCCAGTCGGCGCGGAGCGGCGTGGCGACCCCTGAGCCCTGCGAGATGACGATGACCCAGTTCGGCACCGAGTCGTTCGACAGCGTGTGTTTCAGTTCGTTGACCACGCAGTTGGGACCTTGCACGAACTGGCGCACGACCGGCAGAGTGCTCGGGTCCACGACGGGCTGCAAGGTGATCACCCCGAAGGGATCGGCGAACAGTTCCATCCCGGCTCCCGAGGCCAGAGTGCAGCAGAACTGCCACGGGTCGTCGCCCACGTTGGCGTTCGCCACAGCGGGCACGAAAGAGGACGGCGAGAAGTTGTACTGAAACGTCACGTTCGGCAAGACCGTGGTGATCACGTCTTGGATCGCCGTGCCGACGTCGGACACACCGTCGGTCGCGTAGGGCTGGGTGAACAAGGCGCGTTGGATACGACCGCCGTGGTCCGTGCCGCTCATGGTGATCACGACGGCTCCCGGATCGGCGCCGAGGTCGGCCACCACGTCGGTCAGCAGGAACACGCCCAGCGACTTCACCTCCGTGCTGCCGTCGGGATACATGACCCCGTGCCAGAGTTGTGCTTCGGCCCCGTCCGGCCACAACGGCGTCGTCGGGTCGCTCGGGATCAACTTGCTGTCTGTGCTCACGCACTGCACGTTGGTGAAGGTGCGACGGATCAGCGCCGTTTGATCGCAGACGACTTCGCCCGAGCTGTCGATCACGAGGATCGGCCCCGCGATCTTCGAGCCACCGATGGTCTCGAACACATTGATGAAGCGGTACAGCTCCACCACGTCGCTCGCAAGGGCGGACTCGTACGCTTCGGTGACCGCCTGCATCTACGGGCTATTGACTTGGCGCAACGAGACCGTCGTGTCCTGAATGGGGTGCTGGCCGGTCTCATATTGGAACTCGACCTCGGGCGAACCGATCACGGTCACATACCATTGACCACCGAGCGGTGACTGCAAAAGAAGTGCCCCGGTCTGAGTGAGCAAAGCTTCGAGGGCGTTCTGGTCGGTCAGGTTGCCAGTACGGAACACCAGCCCCCAATCCACGCCCTTGAAACCATCGGTCAGCTTCACGCCCAGCGGGCGACCTTGCGGATCGAACTCGGTGTCGACCTGGCGCAGGGTCTTGCTCGGGTTACCGTTCAGATCGAGCGCCACGCCACTGCCTTGCACGAGTGGGTTCGACAGGCCCCACTTCGGATAGACCGTCGACTGCGTCGACACGGTATTGCTCCACGGCGAGTACACGGTCGTGCCCTGATAAGGCGCGACGACTCGGACTCGATAGACCATCGTGGTGAGAGGAACGGACTCGGTGTCATAGCAGGATGCGGTCTGCGCAGCGGACTCCAGCACCAGCGCGCCGAACCGAAGGTCGTTCCACGTGGCGCCGCCGTCCTGGGAGACCTGGAATTCCATCGACGCCACACCGACGTTGCCACCCAGGGTCCACTCCGTCGCCACGCCGGGGAACAGGCCCCACTGGTCGGCGAAATGTTCCTCGTTGGCCGCGCACCCGCTGATCGTCACGACGAGCGCCGCATACGCTGCGCCCGAAGGCGCGGTGGCCTGTCCTGAGAGCACGGTGTTGGCACTTGCCGAGTCGTTAGCGGTGTCGATCGTGGTGGTCGACAGCAGAGTGCCCGCTGAGTTGTACCAGGAGACCCCCAGAGTGGCGCTACGAGCCACGGAGGCGGCGCGCAGCACGACCCATACGGTCAGCTCCTCCCCGCCGCTTACAGGGCATCCTGAGAGGCCGCCCGACCACTGCGCGCTGATGGCCCCGCTGGCGGTGGCCTTCAGTTGCAAGGAGTACGAGCCGTCCGAGGCCCAGGTGGTCACCGCCGAAATGGCCGTGTTGGAGCCCGCACTGAAGCCAGTGGTGGTGCCGAGCTCGACCGACGACTGGTTGGCCGTGCCGAGGTTGTCCGCTCCGGTCGCGGTGAGCAACACGGCGGGCAACTGGGTGCCGGGGTAGTCCACGACGGAGCCCACCAGGCTCGGCTGAGCGGGCGAGTCGTAGTTGACCGAGAACGACGAATACTCCCAGGGGGAGGTCTCGCCATTGGATTGCGTGACTTGAACGTATGCACGGAAGCTGGTCGCGTTTGCCAACGCGAGCCCGACCATCGCGCTGGCCGCGGAACCGGCCTCGACCCCGGAGTCCCACGTCGATGGCGAGACGCCCGGGGTGAACCCACCGGCCCCGTACTGCGCGGCGCTGTAGATCACCACTCGCCACGCGGTGAGCGACTGACCGGAGGCGGGAGAGGGGGACCACACCACCGTCGGTTCAGGAGTGATCACCGACCCGCTCGGCGACGTGACACTGAGAGTCGGTCCGAGGCTCGTGGTGAACTGACTGAAGGCGGCGAACGGGCCGTCGTCACCGGCCGAGGACTCTTGGGTCGCCAGTGCCCACGAGATGGTGTGACCGTTCGCGAAGAGGTTGGCGGGGAGAGCGACGGTAAAGGTGGCGCCGGGCGCAGCGGCCAACGTGTTCCACACCGCCCCGCTCTGCAACGCTTGCGTGGTGGCGTTGAAGTACTGAACGGCACCCGAGTCGACTTTGACCTGAAGCGCGTACGCATGCATCGACGCCCCGTTGGTGGGGTTGTAGCTCGCTTCGAGGTCGATGATCTGCGTGGCATCTGCCGCCGAGCCCGACGTCGGTGAGGTCTGCGTGGGCGCCAGAGGCGCGATTGGGACCTCGTAGAGTGCGACGGTGATCTGTCCCTCGCCGCCCGCCGTCCCGGAGCCGGCCCACTGAATGTTCCCCGTCGAGCCCTCTGACGCCACGACGAGGTCGGCGACGTAGGTGCTGCAATAGGTCACATAGTTGACGGCGACGCGCTCGGTCCAACCCCCGGAGGGGACACCCGTAACCGGAGTGCCCCCGCCGCCGTAGGCCCCAATCAAGATCGAGACCACCGTGTCGTTCGTATAGCTAGTGGTCACCGCTGGCGTGACGATTCCACTACTGATGCCGCCGACGTTCGCCGCGTCGATGGCGATGCCCCCGCCGGTCGCGCGATAGCCAAAGGCGTTGAGCACGTAGGAGGCGACGCCCGCTTCGCCGAAGCCGAACGTCAGTTCACCGGCCGAGAGATCAGCAGTGGTCAGAATCTTGCAAAGGCACGCCTGATCAGTCGCACCGATCGCCAACACGGTCCACCCCGAAGGCACCGAAAGGATGGAGCCGTTGGTGGCACAGGTGAGGAACACCAGGTCGCCTTGTTGAGAGCCCGAAGGAATCTCGATCGACCCGCTGGCGCCCTCGCCTTCGACCGGCGTTTGCGCGGCGGTAAAGGCCAAGCTCATCCCGACACCCCACCACGGATGGGCGACTGTCCCGTCTTGATCTGTTGGGTCAGCGCGGTGAGCCCTTGCTTCGCCGCCATCGACGCCTGACTGGCCGTCGCGCTGTCACCGACCTGGATCACCACGGCACCCGGCGCGACGGTGACCACCGAGGACTGCACGGTGGTAGTGCTCGACGCACCGAGCGACCCGATCCCGGCCAGTCCTCCCGGCCCTGGGCCGGTCTGCGTAGTCGGCATCGAGAGCCCGGCCGAGGTCAAAATTTCCACGATGCGCGCTCGGTTGTTCAGAGGCAGCACAACCTCGGGCCCTGCTTCACCAACAAGCGCCAGAGTCGGCTTCGTGATCAGGCCGCCCTCGGCCAGGAGGCCGAAGGTGACGGTCGACAGCACGGACTTGCCCGCGTTCAGAATCCCGCCGATCGCCCCCGCCACTTTGGAGGCCACCGACTCGATGTCATCGAGCGCATCCTTGATCGCGTCAAAAATGGTTTTGACCCCGTCCCACGCGGTGGAGAGCACGGTCTTGATCCCGGACCAGACGTAACTCCACACGGTGCCCAGCGTGGACAGGGCGCCTTTTATCCCGTCGGTGATCCCGCTGCTGATGTCGTGGAACACGCCCGAGACAGCTCCCCACACGGTGCTGAGAACCGAAGACGCCCCGTTCCACACCGCGCTCCACACCGCCTTGAACCCGTTGACCACGGCGGTCAGAGTCCCGGTGATGAAGCCGGTGACGTCATCGAACACGGACTTGATCCCGTCCCACGCGGTCGAGATGACCGAGTGCAGAGCGTTGCCGAAAGCGGTCCAGTTCCCGGTGACCAGCGCGATGAACGCGTCGATGATCCCCTTGATCACGCCGATCACGGTGGCGACGATGGTGGAGATCAGGTCCCAGGCCGTCTTGAACACGCCGGTGATGACGTTCCACGCGGTCGTGAAGATGGCCTCGACCACTCCCCATGCTTCGGTCACGTTGTCGACCACGACGGCGACCCCGTCCTTCACCACCCCACCGATCACGGACCACACGGCCTGGAAGGCCGCGTCGAGAACAGCCCATATCTGCTGCCAGTGCAGCGCGAACTCGATCACCGCCGCCAGCACGATCCCGATGGGACCGAGGAAGGCCAGGAGCACGATGCCGAGCGTGCCGAACCCCGAGCGAAGATCGTTGACCGCGTCATCGAACCAGTGCTTTATGTCGGACCACACCTGTTGCCAGTGAGTCGCCAGGTAGTCGATCCCGGCCGCGAGCGCGGCGACCGCCAGAATGATGCCGCCGATGATCGGGACCACCACGGACATGCTGGCGATCCAGAACCCGATGGCCGTGACCAGGATGCCGCCGATCACGGCTGCCAACGCGATCAGCAGCTCCTTGTGCTGCATGACGTAGTTCCCCGCCTTCACCAGCCAGTCGAGGAAGGTCCGGATGGCGGGCAGCAGAACGCTGCCCAGCTTCGTCGCGTAGTCCTCGACGGTGGCCTTCAGCATGTCGAACTGATGATCGAGAGTCTGCGCCTGCTTCTCGGCCGCCTCGTGCGCCGCGTTGGTCTTGTTGACCGAATCGATGTACTTCTGCAACACGGCCGGGCCGGCCTGGATGGTCTCGGCCAGTTTCTGCGATGCGGAACCGAACCCCAGAGTCTTGAGCGTCGCCGCCGCCTCGGCCGTCCCCATCCCGGCGAGGACGGGTTGCAGCTCCGCGAAGATCGTGGTGAGGGGGAGCAGTTGGCCCTTCGCATTGAGGAAGGACACGTTCGCCGCCTGCTGCGCCGCGGTCACCGCAGCGGTCGGAGCGATGATCCCCGAGAAGGCGGACCCCAGCGCCGAGATGGCCCCACGGCCGGTCTCGCCGTGATTGGTGATGTCGACCAGCAAGCCGGCCAGCGCCGACAACGGTGGCGCTGCTGCGCCCATCTGCGTGCGGGCCCGCTGCAACGAGGAGGTCACCTGATCGAGCCCGACCCCGGTCTGACGTGACGCCTCGAACAAGATGTCGCTGGTCGTGGCGGCGGCCGACAGCGGAAGCTGGTACGCCTGCATGATCTTCGCCAGATCGGACGTCGCGTTGGCGAGTGAGACCTGGGACGCCTCGGCCAGATCGGAGGCCGTTTTCATAATCAGCGTCGAGTTCGCCGCGTCGAGTTGGTGACCCGCGATCTCCTCGAACACGGCGGCCACCGGGGACAGGGCCTCAATCATCGTGTTCCCACTGAAGATTGAGGTCCCCGCGGTGTCGAGGAGCGCGTTACCGATCCCTTGTGCCTTGGCGATGGAGATATCGGCGTTGGCCGACAGCGACGTGGTCGCGGTCTGGAAGTCCATGCCCAGCTTGATCGAGGCGGCCGCGAAGCCGAGGACCGCGACGGTGGTCCCGATCGCGATGACCTTGCCCAGCGCGCCCATCTTCCCGGCGAACCCATCGGTGGCCGTGCCGGCCGTGCCCATCTTCCCGGTGATGTTGTCGAGGGTGGAGTTCCCGGTGGAGTTGAGATTGACCAGGCCGCCGGTCAGGAATGAGAGCGCGGAGCCGAGGGAGTCCATGAGCCCCCCGCCCCCCTTCTCGGCGCTCTTGGCGATGTCGTCGCCGACGTTCTTTCCCGCGGTGTCCAGATCACCCAGCGCGAGAGCTCCGGCCCCAGCCGCGTCGGAGATGTCGCTCGCAATCCCGTCGGCTCCGTCCTTCACCCCGGCGCGCATTCCAGCGCCCGCCGCTGCCCCACTGGCAGTTGCGTCGGCCTCGAGCCCGGTGAAGGCCTCGGCGGTCTGACCCTGCAAGTCCTCCTCGAACTGCGAGCCGTCAGCGGTGACGAGGATCGAGGCCTCGCCGATGACGTTCACTAGCCCGCCCTATCCGGGTGCCAGCTCCTCGTCGTCATCGACCCACGACTCCTCGTCGTCAAGACCCCAGGACTCGCGCAGGCGCTCTTCCCGCGTGGCGTCGTCGGTCGGCATGCAGATCGTGTCGTGGAACCAGATCGCGAGCTGATGTCGGGTGCGTGGCTTCTTGCCACTCCACTGGACCATCGGCTGCTGCTGCACCAGGTCATCGACATACAGGGACTCTAGAACGTCGGCGGCCTCTTCCGCCGTGAGGCTTTCTAAGTCGAGACCCTGCCGTCGTGCACGACCACGGCAATCGGCTCCGGTCTCTTCGTACCATTGTCGGAGCCAGAGATACGCTCCAAAGGGCGGCCTGACCCGTCCTGCCAAGTGTCGCTGATCCACTTGACAAGGGTTTCGAGCATGTGCTCGCTGAACACCAGATCGCGGCGCTCCATCGTTTCGATGAACCGTTCGCGCTGCTCGGGCACCACGATGTCGGCGATCAGGCGGGCCGCATCGTCCGGGGCTAACCGAGGCTCCCGCTTGCCGGTCTCAGGGTTGCGTACATGCTCGGCGCGGTTGAGCGCCGCGATCAGCCGCTCGGGCCGCATCGACACCGACACGTCGAAGCGGAACTCGAACCGCTGCCGCGCGCCGCGCTCGTCCTTCTCGGCGCTATAGCCGACGATTCGCAGCGGTTCGACCGGACGCGGGTTGTCGAGCGCCAGTGCGGCATCCATCTCCTCAGAGGAGAGGTCCGAGGGCAGATCGCCGAAGATGGGCATGGTGGTGTCTCCTGTCAGTCGTCTGTTGCGAGATGCAGACTAGCGGTCAAGAAGGGGATCGGCTTGGTTCCCGGGTGGTGGACCAGCTTCACCGGGTGCGGCGCGCCCTCCCAGAACAGGGCTTGCTTCTTGTTCGGGCGAATCAGGTGGGGCTCGGTGCCGTCGTGCACGAACAGCGCGTAGGGACAGGTCCACGACCCCACCTGAATGCTGAGCGTCGTGCCGGTCGAGGGCCCCCATCGCTTCGTGATCGACGCCGACAGCCGGCCGGTCTTGTTGTGTGGCACCAGATAGGCACGCGCCCCGTCCTGGACGCGCTGCGCCCGGACGGCGAGGTTGCGACCCACCGTGCCGTTCTGCGCGGAGAGCATGTCGCCGATGATTGGTTCGTTCCACGTGATCTTGACGGCGGCGGGCATTACGTGGCTCCCACTTCGATGGTGGCGCGCGTGGCGATCAGGCCGCCCTCGGGGCCGATCGACTCGATCCCGGTGATCGAGAAGCCGTCCCCCATGTCAGTGAACGAGTAGTCGGCCCAGATCGACACCAGCGCGTTCCACACCGCCGTTTGGTCCGAGATGGCTGCGACCGCTGCCTGACCGATCACGCTCGGCGGTGCCGCCGTGCCGGAGTCGTCAACCGATGGGGTGGTGCGGATCAGGGTGACGATGAACTGCACGGTGATCACCAGCTCGTCGGGGAGCTGCACATTGGTCTGCGACCCACGTGGGTCGCCCTGACGGATCAGTCCCACGTTCACGATCAAGGCCGGGCCATCGAACACGGGCACCGAGCCCGGGGACACGTACGCGTTCGGCGCGGGCGGAGTCGCGGTGTTCATCGGGAGCACCACGTCGGCGGCTTGCAGCTCGCCGACGAGCAGGCTCAGGAGTCGCTGGGCCTCACCAGGGAGGTTGTCGAATACGACCCCCACAGGGGCCTACGAGCCGTCCGAGGCCCCGTCGGGTCCCTCACTACCGCCCTCGTCGTTCGAGCCCTCAGAGGGGCTCTCAGGGTCGTCTGAGGCGGTCTGACCGTCACTCTGGTCGTCTCCCGAACCCTCGTCGTGGGATTCTGCGTCCCCGGGCTCGGTCTTCGTCTGAGACGATCCTCGGGTGACCTTTGACTTGGCCGGGGGCTTCTCGTCCTTCGCGCCGGTCTCGGCCAGCGCCTTGCGGAACTTCTCGACCTCCTGACGCAGGTCGGCGTCGGACAGCGCGTCGACGCGGGCCCGCTCGGCGGCTTGCTCGGCGGGGGAGTGATCCGCGTGCACCTGCTCGAAAAGATCGATCTCCTCGGCCGTGGCCCCGACCGCCTTGCGTTCATAGCGGTCGCGTGGGAACGCCGTCTCGCCTCGAATCAAGTTCGGGGCGTAGGGGTCGAAGGTCGATCGGGGGTTGGGGTACATGGCGGTCCCTTCGTGTGGGTCGCGCGGCTTCTTCGCTGCTCGCTTCCTCGGTGTCATGCCCCGGAGATTAGGCGACGAGGCCGCCCAAGATCGGGACTCCATACCGTCGCGTTCTCGGTGACGCCGTGCGGGTTCTGGTAGCGGAGGAAGAAGTCAATCTCGGGGATGCCGGTTCGACCTTCGGCGATGTAGTCGATGATGTCGCGCACCTGCGTGGTGACGCCTTGCCGAGCGGTCTGGGTGACCCGAGCGGGCAGCGCGTTGGGCCGGCCCATCGAGCCCAGCGCGAACTCGTAGGCCAGCCGCCGCGCCGCACGCCGGCCGGACACAGGCGGGTTGCGTCCCCACCGGAAGTAGACACTGAAGGTGCCCGGCTGAGTGTCGGGCAGATCGTTGCGTTGCGAGGTGGGCCAGCCGAACCGATCGGTCGGGTCGTAGTCGACGGTCGGCAGGATGCGCACCAGCGTGCGGAAGTCGGCGGCCAGCTCGTACTCCTCGGCCGGGATCAGCTCGCCGTCGATCAGCACGTGGTCGATCGAGACCACCGGGTAGAACCCAAGGTCGACCTCGGGGGGGTTGATGTTGCCGTAGTGCGAGAGCGGACCTTGCGCGGCCATGCCGCCGGCCATCGCCGAGCCGAGCGACGGCGCGTAGTAGCCGCCGTAGGTGAGGCCGAAGGGCTGGCGGGTGTCGAGGTCTGTGGGTCGGGCCACCGGGCGAACGTTGATCACCGGGGAGATGCCGGGGAACTTGCGACCGCTGGCCCAGTACAGAATCTCGCTCGCCGACACCGCGACTTCTTCAGCCAGGTTGGGATCGGTGACCTGGTTCTCGGTGGCCCCCATGAACGGCGGGTAGCTGAGCACCGCCGCACCGTCGATCCACGGGCCGAGCGGACCCGCCCGAAGCCCCTCAGGGGGCATCGACATGGCTACGAGTAGGCCCCAGCCGTCACGAGGCCGGGAGCAGGCACCGTGGCCGCACCAGCCCGCACCCGCTGGCGAACCTGCGTCGAGGCGACAGGCCAGTCGCCGTTCGGGCCCGCACCCCAGTTCGGGTTCTCGTACGCCTGGCCGGTGTAGGTGTTGGCGAACCGCGCGTCCGTCACGTCCGAGGCTTCACGGATGAACCCGTTGCACAGCGGGAGTGCCCACCAGAAGTACGGCAGATAGGTGGCCTGCTTGCCCTTCAGGATGGCCTTGGCCCAGAACTCGAGCGACACGCCGTTGGGCTGGCCGACCGACCCCAGGTTGGGATCGGCGAAGCCGTAGTTCCCCGGACCGGCCGTGGTGTTCGAGGAAGGCAACGACCCATTGGGCACGATGACCCCGGTGTCGGTCCAGGTGATCGCTCCGTCGCCGACGATCGCCAGGAACTGCTCCGCGCCCTCGGTGCGCCCGTAGATCTTGTAGTAGACCGCGCCGGTCACCGCCGTCCACGTCAGCGCGTTCGACCCGGTGGTGCCCGAGGCAACCGTCCCAACGACCTCGGCGCAGGCCAGGGTCTCACCGAGCTGGTTGCACGCCGACACTCGGTAGCCGTAGTTTCCCGCCGCTAGCTGGCCGCCGGTGGTCGAGGGAGTCACGGTCAGGCCGGTGGGGGTGGTCAAGGCCGTGGCGTTGTTCGAGAGGATCGTCCCGCCAGTGAGCAGGTTCTCGACGTAGTTGTCAGGCGTCACCAGGTCAAGCTGCACCGTCCAGTACTTGATCATGTCCGGGTGCTTGTAGTGGTCGGACATATCCCCGTTCGCGTTGATGGTCACGAGATCGACGCCCGTCTCCTTCACCGGGGTGAGGGTGGCCTTGATCAGCTTCTCGGTCACGAACACGCTGGCACCGACCGGCACGTAGCCGTTCTGGTCGAGCTGCGCGATCCGCGTCGCGACCGCAAAAATCTGAGAGCTGCCGTCGTCCGCTGAACTCATGGCTTCGCCTCCTTAACTTTCCTTGTTGACCCGGCACGCGAAGTGTCGGGCACCGTCGAACGTCGCTGCCGCGTACCGCTCAGCGCGGAACGTGATCGTGTTCACTCCACGGTCCAGCGCCTCCTCGAAGGAGTCTGGGATCACCACCGGAGTGTCGACGGCTGCGCTCACCAGGTCCGTGGCGTACATATATTCGGTGCCCGCCGCCGGGGTGGCGTTGTCCGGGCCGAGACCGTCGTAGCCGGGGTCGGGCACAACGATGTTGTCGAACGTGGTCAAGAGGAGCGGCGGGTCACCGGGCCACGTGTCGATGGCGATGGTCGAGACCGCTGTGCCCGGGCCGGTGCGACGAGCCCCGATGAACGACGGCGCGGTGTCCGGCGTGCAATGGATCATCCCCGGGCCGCCACCGCCGGTCTGCGCCAGCGCATCTTCGAGTATCTGCTGACCGCGCGCGATCGACGGCACGGTGCCTGGCGTCAGATCGACCACCGTGTCGGGGTTGGTCAGGTAGTCGTTCGGCAGGCCCTGCGCCTGGGCGAAGTAGCCATGCCAGAACTCCTTGCCCACCGCGGCGGGAGTCGCCAGGTCGAGCAGGTCGGAGGCCCACGTCTTGAAATCGTGCGCCTCGAACCCGAAGGCCGAGCAGGTGTCCTCCACCACGATGAGGTACGGCTTGAAGTTCACCCACCCCAGGTTCGTGTAGGTGCCCGGGCCACCCGTCGTGTTGGAGCTCGGCACCGCCGCACCGGGCGACGCGCTCCCGGTGTCGGTGTAGCTGTCGGTGGTCAACCCCTGCGCGAGCAACCCGAGCGACCCACCGATGCGGCCGTAGACCTTGGCCGTGATCCCACGCGCGACGTAGTCCTCGGGGAACACCCAGCCGGACACCACCACTGACCCCGCGCTCCCCTCGCCGGGGATCGTGGCGGTGACCGGCGTCGAGTCCGTGGTCTCGCCGTTGGCGTCCACGAAAGTGACCACGTAGGTGTACTCCGTGCCGCCGACCAGGTCGCCGCCTGTGGCCGACGGAGTGGCCGAAGCACCCTCGGGGGCAGCCAGCGCCGGGGCGTCGACGGTCGTGTTGTCGCACACGTCTCGCAGCCATCCCGGCAGGTTGTTGCGCGGCCGGTAGCTGAACCCCCCCGTCCATCGCGTGTCGAGGCTGGCTCCCATCGACGTGCCGTCTGTGTTCGGCGCGGCCGTCGAGGGCTGCGCCTCCCAGCCGCTCGGCAACGGCAGAGCCGCGACGAGCAGGCTGAGGACAGGCGGCTTCGGGAGGTTGCCGTCTCGAAGCGGGACGTACAGGGGGTGATCGCTCACTGGTTACCCAGTCGGGGCGATGGTCCCCGAGGAAGCACCGTTCGGGATCACCGCTGCGTAGACGAGCAGAGATTCGATCCCACGAAACGCGACCGTCTCGAACACTTCAACGAAGGTCTCGTAGTCGTTGGTGCTGTCGAGCGAGCTGTCCCGCACCACGCCCAGGTCGAGCGTGCCGCCGTCGAGCCGCTGGAAGTTCCCTTCGGGGAAGAGGGAGAAGGCCAGGTGCGTCGGCCACGCGTCCACCGCGCCGGTGGCTTGCGCCCCGAAGGCCTGCGACACGATGGTCACCGTCTTGCCCGACGCCCCGTAGGTGCCCGCCGGCCGGCCGTCGATCATCCAGATCGGGTTGACCCCACGGTTCTGGAGCCACTGGTTGATCAGCGCATCGGTCACGCCTCGAGGGTCGAAGCCCGCCGAGTCGTGGGCAATCTCCTGCGCCACGTCGGAGCGGATCATGTCCTTCAGCCACTCGGGAGCGACGAAGGAGAGCATGATCGAGCGCGGGATGCGGTGACGCTGCCGATAGGCCGAGCAGATCAGGTCGAGGTCGGTGAGCAGATCACGCGACACGCCCAGGGTCTCGCCGATGGTGACGCCCGTCGAGTTGGCGTCCAGTTTCGACAGGGCGTTCAGCTCACGCACCTGCGCGGCGTAGGCCATCGCCAGCGTGGTCTGCGCGGCGACCCACTCCGGGTCGAAGCGACCTTGCATGTTGCCGATCTGGATGCGGGTCGGCACCGCGTCGACGTACACAGTCACCGGGTCCGGGCACACGATGGCGGCGATGGCCTTGGTGTCGTCACCCGGGTCGGCGTCGGTCGCCTCGGTCCACACGGCGGTGGAACCCGACAACGTGCCGAAGTCGGGCGGGGGCACGAACATGAGCGCCCCTCGATCGGCCTGGCTTGAAGGCAGCGCGTCGATCAGCGGCGTGTCGTCCGTCGCCCAGGTGGGCACCGAGTAGTCGACGGCGGGCGGGCCACAGATGCCACCGGAGGCCACCAGCGCTCGGCTGTCGAACCGCTCCCGAATCTTGCGCTCGTTGCCCACGACGTCGCCAGCCCGAAGGCGGGCGTACTCGGGGTATTCGGACTCGGCGTGCGCGACGTACACGACACCGCGCGGTGCGCCACGTCGGGGGAGGCGGCGCAACAGGTGCGCCATCTCGTCGCCCAGCTCGGCGGCGGACTCGAACACGTGCCCGTTGGGGAACCGGCCACCGGCCCCGGTGGAGTACACCTTCGTGTCCCCTTGCGGAGCGCCACCGTTGGGAGACGGCTTGGCCGGGGTGCCCATGTTGCGCTGCGCCATGCGGGTCACTCGCGACCCCTCAGCACCAGCGGCAGCGGCCGTGGGCTGAGTCTGGCCGTCGCCCTCTCCTTCAGCAGGAGCCGGCGTCTTGGCCTTGGCAGGGTCATCATCGTATGCACCCTCGGCCTGGTCGCCCTCGCCGCCTTCGCCATCGCCCTCGCCGCCTTCGCCCTTCAGGACGTGCATACGCTGGCGCAGCTCCTCCGCGGTCTTGTCGGCTTCGGCCTGAGCCTGCGCACGACCATCCCGCTCGGCCTTCACCTTCTCGGCGTTCTCGACCACGGCCCCCATCGCGGCCACGACCTCGGGACTCTTGGTCTCGGTCGCGTCCAGCTCGGACCATTGCTCATCGAGGCGCGCTGAAACCTGATCCAGCTCCTCGGGAGTCGCAGCACTGAGGTCTGCGAGCAGTTCTGCAAGTCGTTCGTCGTCCATCGTGGGGCTCCTCGGTGAGGTTGAAAACTCGCCTTCGTGGTGGCTGAGCGGTCTACGACCTGCCCCAACCGGGAGCCGCTACGCGACTTGCTGGCGGACAGCTAAGCATCTCGTTGCGACGGATGCAAGCATCCTCAGAACGAAGGCACCAGCGGGGGCTGTTCGACCATGAAAGACCCTGCGTCTGTGACCTGTGGCGCGCCACTGCTGGCCCACTCGTAGGTGACCCGGAAGGGGTCAGTGGTCGGCGGGGTGAAGGGGGTGGTGTCAAGGTCGACGTGGTAGAGGCCGACGCCATCGCGCACCACTTCCTCGTCAGTGCCGTAGGTGTATTGCACCGGCTCGCTGCCGTCGACCTGGAACAGGAACACCACCACGTCGGGGTCGCTGGGAGTCGAGGTCGGGTTGCCCTCGGTGTCATAGGTCACCACCGAGAAGGGCTGCTCGGTGAACACCTGCACGATGTCGCCTTGCACGTAAGCCAATGCCTCGTCCTCTCAGATGCGAGCGCCGACGACAACCGTAGCCAGCCGCCGATCGCTCGCCTCGACATGCGCCGTTGGCCTCGCGGCCCCTGTGAGGACACCCAGCGCCCGATCGCTCGTGAGAACGCTGCCCGCTACGGGCCCCCCGAGCTGTTGGCCCGTTGCCACCATGACGAGCTGGCCGGTGATCGCGCCAGTGGCGAGCGACATTAGAGGGGAGGCGTGACGATGTTGACGGACTGGACGTTGACGACGGCCACGTTCCCTTCTCCGATCCACTCGATCGTGAGTGGGCCATTCATGCCGCTGGTGTTGATCGGTGCCGAGTAGACCCCGGTGCTCGATCGCACGATGGAGCCCGTGCCCCCGTAGGTCCAGACTGTCTCCGTCCCCGCGTTCAGGAACTTGAGGACGATCGTTGAGGGGTCAGTGAGTACCCCGCTACCGCCGAGCTGCGGAGGCAGGCCATCGTAGAACTCGACTTGCGCCGTGATGGCCGTGCCCGCGTAGACCGGCTGCGGAAGCTGGTTGCTGATCGTCACCGGCTCAAGTATGGACGACGGCCGTCATGGGACAAGGGACACGAGCGCCACCCCGGCCGAGACCGAAGTCACTGCCGCACCCGCTGGGGTGACGCCTACGGTGGCGAACCCGCTGGTGAGAGAGACCACCACCGAGCCAGGCACTTGGCTCAGCGGGTGGACGGCGAACGAGATGGCCGCTGCGTAACTGCCGGAGGCTGGCACCTGCACGACGCCTTGACCGGTCATGTGGATGGACCCGGCAACCGCACCCGACCCTGGCACGTCGATCAGCCCCGCGGCAGCGGCGGTGATCGACCCGTGCAACGTCCCGCTCGCGTACTGATCGAGCGAGGTGCCGCTCATCGAAATGGACGCGGACAGTACGCCGGTCTCGACCAACTTCGGCTGCGGTGCCGACATGGTCACGCTGCCCGCGAATGATCCGCTGCCCGGGAAGTAGGGATACAGGATGCACCCAACCGTCCCCCATGTATGAGACGACGCCAACGTCCACGTCGCGGTGACGGCACCGCTCGCGGTGACGGTCTGGTAGCAGTCGGTCAGGTCCTCGACCGTGTCGGTGTTGGGGTTGTCGTTCCACGGTGAGGCTGGGCCGGCCGTTGGCACAGCGCCGGACGCAAACATCGCCGCAAAGGCTGTTTGATTGGCCGCAGTCGGGTCAATGGTGAGTGCCGGTGCTGTGCTCGCCCCGTTGGCCGTCGTGAACGAGCCGGTAACTACGGCTGTGTCGGGCCAGTCCTCACCAGAGATGCGCCACTGTGAGCCGGTCGCGGTAGTGGCCGTCAGTTTGTTCGATGTCCCACTGGCGTAACACCACCACAGCTCGATGCTCTTGCCGTTGTTGAGCAGCACGCCGCCCAGGTATTGCCAGCCAGCCGAGTTGGCGATGCCGCTGAGGTTTGAGAAGTCCGGGACGGAGGTGACCGACCCCGAGTTGTCGCGGAGCGCCGCTATCACCAGATCGCCCGCCACCGGGGTGGCTGTGAAGACATTGCCGGACTGTGCGCCCGAGTTGACCTGGCCGGTGATGATCGAGAACTGCACCGCGTCGCCCGCTCTGGGCTACCGCCTACGCCGGGGCAGCGTCGGCGTCAGGCAGGGGCGTGTCGAGGAACCGACCGGCCGCGTGGTGCGCCTTGTGGATCGCCAGTTGCAGCTCGGCCAGGTGTTCAGGCTTGACCGCGATGGCGAAGGGAGTCACGTCGTACGCGCTGCCGTCAGAGAGAACGAAGGTGCCACCGATCGGTCCGGTGGCGAAGTTGACGGTGCGGCCAGCCGCCATGTCCTCGTCGTCCAGCGCGTAGTCACAGTCGAAACCACCGCCGGGTTGAGGGGTGACCTTCATGCAGTCTCCTTAGCTGAACGAGCCCGTGACGGCCCCGATGGCGAAGCCCACCGTGGCCCCGGAGGAAACGGTCAGAGACGAGGTCAACGCCCCGCCCACGATGTAAGTCCCCGAGGACGACGCGGTCCAGATGCCGAAGTACCCCACCGTGGCCGAGGGCATCGACGTGAAGTTCTGCGCGGTGGTCGAAGCGTTGGCTCCCGCTGAGGCGGCTCCAAAGCTGATCGACTGCCGGGCGTACGAGCCGCCTGTGCATTCCGATGCGCCAGTAGTGCCGGGGTCAGCGGTGTGCAACGACAGGTATTGCGGGGTGACCGCGAAGGTCAGGGTCACGGTGCCCGTCGCCGTCGCGTTGGCCGACAGCAGCAACTCGGTGGCCGAGATGACGTAGAGCACGGTGGTCGAGCCCGGGATGCCCGTGCCGGTCACTCCCATTCCCGCCACGATGTTCGAGGTCGTGAAGGAGTTGGTCGTGGTGACGATCGGCGACCCGTTGGTGGTGGTGCAGGAGGCAACGGTGCCAGCGGTGCCGCTCGGAGGGATTACCGCCTGGAGGGCGGTGTTCTCGTAGGCCGTCGCCAGGCGCGACATGAACTGCGTCCTGACCCACAGGATGAGCAGTCGAGCTACCAGCAGCATGGGGTCCTCCGGGTCACGAGCGGGTGGCTGCCATACGGTCGCGCAGGTCCCTCACCGCAAGTCGACTGAGAGGCCCCCAGAGGCCCGTCAGAGCGGCGTAAGCGGCCTGGCCGGGGTCATCCTGCCCAGCACGCAGAGCGAGCTGCTCAGCGACCCCTGAGGCCACCAGGGATCGAGGGGCACCATCGGCCACGCGCGCCCGCATACGAGGCATCCGAGTGACCGGGAACCCGCCATAGTTGACGGCCAGCGCGGCGATCATCTCCCAGTGATTGCCGACCCGCCGCCAGTCGGGCGAGATGACCGAGGCCCGAAGTAGCCGCACGTCCTCTTCGGTCGCCCAGGGACGAAGCGCCCCGCAGAACCACAGGCCGTGGACTCCGTCGCGCACCGCCACGTCGGCAATGGCCTTGCCGGTGTGGACGTAGTGCGCCTGCGCCTCGGGGGCCCACAAACTCAGATCGGCGTGGGTCGTGTTGACCGTGATCGGCCCCGTCGGGATTTCGTCGCCTTCGGCGGTGAGCACATAGCCGGCCGTGAAGCGCCGATATGAGTACTTCCCGCCTTTCGGAGCGACGAGGCACTGACCTTGTGGTGAGCCGGTGTGGCACACGCCCCAGGGCACATGGCCGTAGACCCGGCCGTCCTCCTCGACGCGCATCGGCGTCACTTCGTCGGGCTCGTCCATGAGGAACCAGCCGCTCGGCGGACGAGACGGTGCGGCGCTGGCGGTGAGAGCTCCGTCCGCACAGGGCTCGCAACTCTCGAAGTCGAGCACGTGGATCGCCTCGATCGCCGCCTCCTCGCCATCACCCACCGGGCGTTGCGCGGGAATCGAGCCGGGGTCGGCCGAGCCGTCGCCCATGACGATGTACGCACCGGGGAAGGCGGGCTGCGTGCACATGGTCATTGCCATGATCGTGCCCTGCGTCAGCGTGGTGACCGGCATCGCCGTGTCATCGAAGTTCGACGGGCCGATCGGAAGCGGCATCTCGATCGGAGCCTCGATGTCCTCGATCACGTTGCCCACATCGATCGAGATACCGAGACGGCCCATCTGCTCCAACGCCTGCGCCGCGTCGAGCGCGTCCTCCGTTGTCAGGAAGTGACCGTTCCCCGAGATGGTGGTGCCGTCACGGCTGATCGCCTCGATCACGCCCACCAGCACCGCACCCGCATGACCACCGAACTCGGGCGTCTTGTTCAGGTACATGAGGGGCATCGGCGGATTGCGCCAGTCGAGGGCCTGAGGGGCGATGGTTCGACCGTCGTCGGTCAACGTCCCTTCGGTCACGGCGACCGGGATGGTGAACGCTGGCCCGAGCGCCGCAGGCGACACGTCCGGGGCAGCCGCGCTCGGGCCAGGAGTGGGGGCTGCGAACCCGGTCCCTCCCTGAACCGCAGCGGCGTCCTTCAGAGAGCCGTCGGCGTTCCAGTTGTCGGGAATCTTCGAGACGCAGCCCAGCGACTTGGCGCGCTTCTGAATGTGACGGCGGATCGCATCGTGATCGGCCGACCCTCGGCCCACCGCGCTGATCGCGCTGTCGACCGAGTTCTCACCGGAGCAGGAGAGGATCGGATAGGACCCGTCGGGCATCGCTGCACCGGAGCTGGCCGCCTTGTCACGATCGGCTTGCGAGATGAACGCCCAGTACGGCAGCGCACCAACAGCGAGCCCGGGCGAGAGGTCGAAGCCTCGGCCGTAGCGGTACATGAGCAGCATGACGTCGTGTGGCGCGATGGGCTCGCCGCGTTGAGCGAAGGCGAGAATGCGTTGAATCTCAGCCTGCCCGTTGTTGCCTTCGGCCGTCGGCTGGTCCGTGTCATCGACCGGGGTCTCACCTGGTACGCGTATGCCGGGACAATCGCAGTTGACCATCGAGCACGGGCCGGTGTTCGTGCCGGTGTCCGTGTCGGCGTGCGCCGAGGCCAGATGGTTGCACTTCGACCCATCCGATTGCGTATTCAGGCATTGCACGTCGTCGGCCACGTCCCCGGCTGGTTCAACCCCGGGCGCACCATCCGACTGGGGCGGAGGAGGAGCAGCCGGTGGCGCCGAGTTCGGCGAGGGCGGGGGCGGTGCCGCTGCGGTCAAAGCCCGATAGAACTGATCGACCACTTCGGCGCGGGTGCCCACGGCGGTCAGTCTGCCAGATACCAGTGCCAGGGCGGCATCTTTCACGAGTCCTCCTCGTCCGGGGCGTCGGTCCCCTCGGTGAACAGCACGGTGAAGTCGCAGGTGCAGCCGTCATGGTCGCCGGGTGCGAAGTACTCCACCTCGGGCCAGCCGTAGGTGTTCTGAAGCTGCTCGTCGTCCCACTCTGTGAACTGCACGCCGTCGAGGTCAGCGTGGGGCTCGAAGGCGTGAAGTGGATCGCCATGCACCCATTGGTACGAGACCACGTCAGCGTTCGCGTCGGACAGAAGGTCGGACACGATGGGCCCGGTGCCGATCTGACCCAACAGGTCGTCAGCCATCGTCCGCTGACCCAACCGAGTCCGGAGAGCGGCCACCCGCGATGGCAAGGGCGCGCCGCACCACGCCGGTTGGCACCAGGGTTTCGGGATCGAGCGGAGCCTGCGTGCCCTTCGCTATCGACGGCTCGGAGCTGAACAGGGCCGAGGCGTACAACTGCTGTATCTGCTCGGCCAGGTAGTCCCAAGCCTGCCCACGAGCGGCCGCCATTTTGTCCCTGGCGGCCTGCAGCCTGACCGCGTTACCTCCAGGACCCGCAAGCAGTTGCGCCGTGCTTAGAGCGGCCTCCTGGGCCGTCTGGACCCACGCCTCGAAGGTGGGGCGAAGATCAGTCAGGTCGACGTGAGACGGAGAGGCCGTGACCCCGTGAGGATCGAGGCCGAACCGCGCCGACACTTCGACGCCCAGTGCCCACGCAACTCGGGCGTTCGGCACGCTGCGGATCGCAGACGTCAGCGCCTTGTCGGTGCGCACCTTGGTCCGCAGCTTCGCCCCGGCGCGCTCGAGCTCGTGCATCAGCGTGGCCGACGCCAGCACTTGCAACCGGGTCCGAAGGTCACGGTCGATGGCGGTCAACTTGGCCGAGAGCTGGCGCGCTCGGTCGGTGATCCGAGGGTGAGCCTGCCCGAGCGACGACAGCCGGTGACCGTTCACCATCGTTACCGCGCCTTGCTCAGTGTGCGGCGGTGGACCGAGAGGTGGGCCGCCGACGGGATGCGGCGCAGCTTCGGGCGCGGGCGGCGCGCTCGACCCGGCGGGCACCGGCCCCAGCCCTGGTGGTGAACCGGCTGGGCCGGTCGCCACCGGACCAGGAGGCGGCGTGCCGGGTGGAGGCTCGGGCACCATCGCCAGTCCACCTTTGACACCGGGCACGAGTCCCGCTCCCGTGATCGGGGGCACGGTCAGCGACGGGTCCATCCGGGCGGCGATGGCAAGAGAGATGTTGGCGGGCCACGCGCGCTGGTTGGCGATCATGCGTCCGAGCACCTCGATCGGGGTCGGCATGTCATCGTCACTGAACCCGGCGGCAGCACGAAGCGACGACCCGGACAGCTCACGCAGGTTGTAGAGCGATAGCGCGTTAGCGAACTTGTCGGGGTGAGTGACAATCTCGGTCGGGTCGTACCAGAGCAAAACCTGCGCAACGTCGGCCACGGTGTAGCCGCCGGCCGCGCCGCAGCGTGGGTCCGACATGAGCGCCATGCGGTAGTAGCCGACGGTGAGCGCATCGACGCACCGACGTACATGAGGCTCGATGTGATAGCGGAACGTGTTGTCATCGACGGCCCAGGCGGTCCAGTGGTTCAGATCGGCCAGTCCTTCGAGCACGGCCTTGGGGAGGTCCACGCCGGTGGCGATACGCCCGATCAGCTCTTGGCGTTGCTGCGCCATGATGGCGTCGTACGGCCGGGCGAAGTCGATGAGCCTGATCTGCTGCAAAGCCTCACCGGGCCCACGCACCACGATCGGCACGACCGCCGACGCCACCCCCTCGTCGGCGATAGGCTCCATCATCGCCCGTTCGAGCTTGCCGGTGAACGATGAGTCCTCGTCGGTCTGCGCGTTGTTCGGGTTCTCCTCAATGGAGAGCTCGGCTGGTATGCCCAACAGGCCGGAGGGCAACCGCGAGCGGCCCGAGGCGCGGATGCCCTTGCTGAGGATCATCAGCTCCTCGCACACGTCGAGGATCGAGCGCATCTCACTGTCGGCCAGCAGCTTGAACCGCGGGTGCGGCACCCACACTCGGGACACCACCGACGTGGCGGCTTCGAGTGGTATCCAGCCGTAGGCACCGCCGGGATCGACGGGGACCTCGCGCAGTTGCCAGACGTTGTTTTTGACCTGGACCTCGTCAATCGACCGGACGTTCCACTCGTCCTCGCCCGTCTCGGGATCGACGGTGCCGACGATGTACGCCTCGCCCGTCGTGGTGAAGGAAGTGCTCAGCGTCTCCATGTGCTCGGCCATCGCCACTCGGCCGTTGGCGAAGTCGCGCATGGCGTCGGCGCTGGCGTCGATCAGAGCTTGAGGGATACGGCCGGGAACCTCGGCGTTCGCCTCCTCGAAGGTCATGGGCTCGCCTTCGCCGTCCGCGGTAAACGCAGCGGGGTAGACGCGCATACGGCCGGCGGCGTTGGCTCGGTAGCGCACAGCGAAGGAGACCTCGGGGATGGAGTCACGGTAGGCCCACGAGTCGAGCTGCCACCGTTCACGAAGCAACTTCACCCGCCGAGCCTCGGGCTGCGAACGCAGGTCGATGGGCGCGGCAGCGGCCACCAGGCCTCGGTTGTTCATCGGCCCCTTGTTGAACACCGGCCGGCGGCGGGCGTTCCGACGCGGGAGGGGCAGCCGTAAGGATCGAGCCATCAGGTGTGCTCGGTCAGGAACCCAGCGACGGCCGACAACGCCAGCACGTAGCACCCCCACCGCACGATGCTCCACTCGAAGTGTGTCAGGGCGAGCAGGACGACGCCGAGCCACACAGAGCAACACCAGGGGCACTCAGCCCAATCACGCAGCTTGCCCCCGAGACGCTGGCGGATGGGCTCAGTGAGCAGGTCCCGACCGATGAACCACGCCAGGCGATAGATGCACAGCGCCACGATCAAGGCGTTGAGCGCCGTCCACCTCACCGCAGCGCCTCACGACCGGCGATCAAAGTCCCGAGCCCACCGAGAACGAGGGCGGCCCACCACAGCCCAACGGACGTCACCAGGCCGGTGCCCGCAACGGCGCCACAGACGACAGCCGCACCGACGAGACCAACGGCGACAGCCAGCCTCACCACGGGAACCCCGCCACTTGGTGACGAGTCGCCGACGTGCAGCCGCACCCCCGACCCGGGTTCAGATGCAACGTGCCTTCGGTGGTCTCAACCGCCAGGTGCGCCCGGTAGGGCAAGCGCTCGGCGCGGTCCCGGGTCGGGGGCTCGCCGGTCAGCTTCAGCTCGATGGTGACCACCTTGCGATTCGGCGCGAAGTGGATGAACGCCCGCCGGTTAGTGATCGTCACCCGGGCCTGCGTGGCGATCTGCTCGCCGTCCAGCACGACCTCGACCGGGTGCAAGTTGCGACGGAGCCGTTCGACTTCAGTGACGACAGGCACGCAGGTGAGTGTAGAGGCAGCTAGCTCGTGGTTTCGTGATCGGTGGTAGTGGGCAGCGCGTCGATCTGCGCCTGAAGTTCGGCCGCCCAGCCTGGGTGTTCCCCGAGGAACAGTGCTTCGTACGGCGCGGTGTGGTCACGCTGGCCCAGGATCGCCCGGCGCGCTCGGCGTCGACGCCAGCGACCCGCCTTCCACCAGAGCCAGGTCAACATCAGCCAGTGCGAGGTCGTGGGCCTGGCGGCGTTCGCAGTTCGGTCCAGAGCTTTTCACGCAGTCTCCGGATTTCGGCACGGCTGTCGGCGGTCATCGGTCGCACGCGCTCAGCTTGGTCGAGTCTCCGCACGGCGGCGAGAAGTCGACGTCGTCTCCCATTGTTCATGTCAGCCTCTTCTCAGCGCCGCCCGTGCGGCTCGTTGCATGTGTGGTGGTAGTCCTTCTAGCGCACCGGGGCGGCCGCGACCGGGAATCCGCCCTGTCGCCAGTTCGATCGTGGTCGGACCGCCACTCAGCAACAGCAGATCGGTCACTCCGAATACCAGAGCGTCGACCCGGTCGGGCGACTCGCTCGGCTGATCGCGGTCGTCGTCGGCGTCGTCAGCTCGACGTCGATCAGCAGCCGCTCGATCGGCAACGCGTTCACTCCGAGCGGCACCACCATCCGACTCCTCGCGTTCTTGCGGCGGTACCCAGGTGGTCATCTGCTCCTCGAGCCCGGCCAGTTTCGTGCCGACATGATGAACCCGGCCCTGTTCGTAGAGCGCCACCACCGGCTCCGCTCGCAGTCGCTTGCCGAGACTGGCTGGGACAAGCTTGAACGGCAGCGTGGCTTTCAACGCCGTGGCGGTGGAACGCATGACCAGTCGTACCTGCTCGCCCTGAAAGTTTTTCTCGCCGAGAACGCGATCGAGTCGGCCGGGAAAGTGAGGCACGCTCACCCGCCGATGGCCGTCGCTGGTGGTGAGCCGTTCCGGGTCGTTGAGCAACGCCAGCCCGGCCAGTTCGCCCCACTCGCTGGGTGTCATGCGACCGGACAGATCGGCCAGCACGTAGGCGTGTTGATCGGAGCCACGAGCGATCACCACGATCCCGCACTCGTCCCCAGTCGTCCCCCAAGAGGGGTCCACCGCCACCACGGCCATGACCAACCGCGGGAGATCGTCGGGATCGAGCACTCGATGTTCGTCCAGCAGGTCTTGGGTCCACAAGGCTCCCTCGACCGCTTCGAGCAGTTCCCCCATCATCTCCTGGCGACCGAGCCGGGTGCCGTCGTACAACTTGTGGAGCTGAGCCACGTACTCGGGATCGGCGAACGGGTTGTCGTCGGCCGAGATGCCAGTCACCAGCCGGATGCGCGCTTGCTTGCTGCCCTCCTTCTTCAGCTCGGCGATCAGCGGACGTGTCCGAGGGGTGGTCGACGCCACGGCGTGTACTCGTCGCCCGGTCAGATCGGCTCCCACGTGGGCGTAGCGCCGGGCGATCCGCCGAGACAGAGTGGCCTGGTCGTAACCGCTGCGGAGATAGGGCCACGCCGCCAGCTCCTCGTACCAGTCGAAACACGAGTTCCCGCTGGCTCGGAGCCGGTCGACGTCCTTCTTCGAGTTGACACCGAGGAGGCGAGCCTGCGACCCGTTGGGCCAGAACGCGAAGCTGCCGCCGCGCCTGGTTTGCCCCACGACCTTCGGATTATGCGCTGTGAGCCCCGAGACGCCCTCCACGCAGGATTCCCAGGCGTCGCCCAGTGTCGGGGCGATGATGCGCATTCTGTGCGGTCTCCTGCCACGTAGGCACGGCGGGCCTTCAGCGTGCGCGTTCATGGCGGCGGCGCAGGCATCCGTCTTGCCGGTGTTGCGGCCGGCCATCAGGAGCCATAGGGCCCAGTCGTCATCCTCGGGCAGGCGCTGGTAGGGAAGTGGCCGCCAGGCCAACGGGTCCGGGGCGTCGAGCGCGATGTCCTCGGTGATCTGCGCGGTCCGCAGGCGCAGGTACTCGGCAACCAGCCAGTCCCGGTCGACGGTGGGGGTGGTCACACGCCGTGGATGATCTGACGCAGGTGGCTCGTGCACCAGCGGTCTTGCGGCGAGTGAACGGCCTCTCGGCACCCAGGGTGCGTGCAGGCATCCGCCAGTTCAGTCTCGAGGTCGGGGTGTTCACTGGCCTGGTGAGCCTCGGCAACCTGGCGACGCAGTTCGGCTCGTTCGTCGGCGTTGACCTCTCCGACGTACATGACTCGTACCGTGCGGTTGCAGACAAGGCACACGTGCTGAGTGCTGGGCGCAGCGAGCGCGGCGGCCTCGTGATCATCGACCCGTCCGTAGAGCTCTACGGGACGTTCCCGGCCGAGAACGGTCGCCCCATCGGCATGAACGGTCGGCTCACGAGCCTTCGACTTCCGAGCAGGACGAGGCCGCTCGAAAACCTCAAACCCAGCGGGCTCATCGACCAACGGCGCCAGCGCCTCCAGAGCCGTGTCGATTCGCGCTATCAGATCGACCAGCTCGGCGCGACGAGCCTGAAGCTCCCTGATCGTTTCTGACAGTCCGGGGAGAGGTTTCACGTCCCAGACGTCTCGAACGTCTCGGCATCGTCTGAGACACGATCCTGAGCCGTCTCAGACGATCCTGACGTGCCCACGGGGAGAGCAGAGTCGTCCACGAGAAGGGACGAGACGTCGATCGCCTCTCGCATGGAGGCGATTCGAGCCTCCAGAGCGTCAACGTCGATCCCGGCCGCTGTCATCAGATCACGTAGCTGGTCAAGGTGTTCGTTCAGCGCCTGCTCGGTGAACTGTTTGACTTCGACCACCTGAACAATGGGGGCATACACGCCGGTCAGACGGGCCTTCATGTCGAGCGCCATCAGAGCGGCGCGCGTGCTCTCCACGCGAGTCCGATGCGAGACCTTCTCGTACACCGGCCGGCCAGCGGCCATCACCTGATTACCGAACTGGTCATACAGCGGGACCAGCCCGCGTCGAAGATGCGTGGTCTCCAAGAAGAGCTGATCGACCGCCTCCTCGATCAGTTGCGCCGAGACGGCCTTGTCCGTGGCCGTCAGCGTCCGATTGGCTCGTTTGACGGCGGCGTGCGCCCGACTCGGGCTGGTGAAGCCCAGCTCCTCGGCGATCTGGCGATAGCTGGCACCCCCCACTTTCAGCGCCCACGCTGCGGCGTCGCGTGACGTCCGATCGTCGGTTGAAGGCGCTGCGGGGGCCTCCGTGCCTGTCGGCGTGTCTACGACAGCTGGTGTTCCGGAACGGGGCACTCTGTGACTGTAGCCAGTCCGAGAAGCACCGAGATAGGAACCCACCCTCCGTCGCTCCAGACGAGGGCGTCCCCACACACAACGAATCGCAGCCGCAGCGCCAGATCAACAGCCGTGACACCCCACGAGATAGGTGGCCCCGTCACCTTCAGACCGGAACCCCGTTCGGCCTCCATACAGGCCCAGTACCGCCGAGGGTCACCGAGGGCAGGGACCGGGTGGTCCGAGCGCTCGGACACTCGAACAACCCCATCAGGAAGCTGCGCACGGCGTCCCCCTCGGTGCCTTCGTCATCCCGCCGAGCGAGGACCCACGCCACGTCGGCCTCCTCAAACCGACGCTGAATCATGCGAGCTCGAATCTTGTCGTCAGAGAGGTCTACTCTCCCGCCATTAGGCATTGCCGACCACCGTGAGGTGCCGCGAGTACTTCGACCGCTTGGGGTTGGTCCAGTCCTCTGGCCGAGCCCGGCCCTGGTGGATGCGGAGTCCCTGGATCGTGTCGAAGATGCGCCCGCAGGAGCACTCACACCCCCGCGTGGGGGCTCTCAGGTTGGTTGGGTCGTACTCGGGGTGTTTGGTCCGCATGTGCCGGGCCAGCGCCGTGAAGGCGCGGTTGCAGCACGGGCATACGCCGTGGGCGAAGCGGTGACGGTCGCGAATCAGCCGTTGACGGGTCGCCTCGGCATCCGCCTCAGCGGCTTGAAGTTGGTCCGCCAGATGGCGCTCGCGGGCTTCGGCGTTGCGGAGCTTCTGCTCGGTCGTCTCGCCGAGCCACACGCGTGGATGACCTCTTGGGCAGTACCAGGTCTGCCCAGTGCGCTTGGTCTCGTCGTAGTAGCGGCGCGACATCGCGAAGTGCTGATCGCAGCCCGGCGCTCCGCACTCGACCGTCTCGTATTCCTTCTCGAGCCAGATACTTGCCATCAAGTTCGCACCGCCTCGATCACGCGGCCACGAACCTCCAACCGTTCACCCAGGTCGCCCCAGCGCACCTGGACGACGATCAGGTGGGGGTCCTCTGCCAAGCATTCGGTCACCGTGGCTCGGAACACGTCGCCGGTGTCGCTGGTCTCCCACCACTCCATGCTGCCGTCTGGGGCGATATAGAACGACGCCTCGCCGTTGATCATGGAAGGGACCACCGGTGATACGAGCTGAGTCCAGTCATCGTCGTGTCCGGGACTCGAAGGCAAGTGCGCGGCGATATTGAGGACGGTCTGGCGAGCTTCCTCGACCCGTTCGGAATCTCACCCGCTCACGATCATGGCGTCATGCGAGTTCGTGCCCATCAGGTTTCTCCTGTATCTTCGTCGCCAACTTCGCCAAACTGAATGCGCTGGGCCAGTTCCAAAAGATCGGCCTGGGTCCGTCTGGCGCAGATGTCGGCCCACGCCAGCATCCGCTCCTCGGCGGCTTGCCGCTGCGCCCTGGCCTCGGGACCACCTATGTGGCGATCGAGAGCCTCCACCTCCTCAAGCGTGACGCCGAACCCTTCGCAGATCATGCGCTTTATTGCCTCGTCGGAGAACAGACTCGGATTAGACAAGGGACTGCACCGCCTCGTAGAGGGCCTTGGCCCACCGGGCGTCACCGAGGGCTGAATGCTCCAGGAACCCGCTACGGTCCACGCCCATCAGCTCGGAGAGCTTCGTGCTGTCCCAGGGCAACCCGACCTTGAGCCCCTGGGCTGTCAGGACGCCGACGCAGAGCGTCTCTACGTCGATCAGGTGGTAGTGCCAGCCGGGGTCGATCTCGTACCGCCACATGAGACGGCGCAGCCGCTCCTCGTCGAAGTTAGGGACTGCTCCGACGAGGTGACGGCCACGGGTGAGGCGAGCCAGCATCGACATGGCCTCGTCCTTCTCGATGCGCTTGTGCGGGAGGTACCGCTCCTCGAAGTGCGTGATCTCCAACGCCCTCGGGTCGGCGAGCGCCAGCTCCCGTGCGGTCACGGGTAGCTGCCACTCATACGCCTGGCCGTCAACAATCAGACCGATTTCCCAGATGGGGTGCACGTCCGGGTCGAGGCCGAGCGTCTCGGTGTCGATGAATGCGACCTGTTCAGGCATCTTTGCCCCCTAACATTTCCGTGTGGACGTTATGAAGCGTGGTCGCTAGCTTTGTCAGCGTACCGCACGTCTCGGCCATTGATATGGCGTGGGCTTTGAACAGGTCGGCCGCTCGATCAAAGAAGGCGTTGATCCGCTCGACCATTTCCTCATCGCTCAGGTCGTCCAGCGAGTACCCGAACCAGCGGAAGTGCTCTCGGATCTGCGCGCAGACCTTGGCGTTCCTTCGCTCGAGTCGATGCTGCTTCCAGGCTCTCAGAGGAGTCATCTGCTTAGGTCGGCTCCCTCGTGTAGAACCCGCGTTCGATCGTGAAATCCAGGCCAACGTCGCAAACAGAGCAACGACCTGAATAGCTGGCTGTGACCTCGCCCGTTTCGGCACCATAGACCTCATAGTCCTCGCGAAACGTTCGCAACGCCTCATGGTCGATGGGCGTATCGGCTTCGCGCCGAAGTCGGTCGAACTCCTCCATCGGCAAGGTCCCGTAGCCTTCATCGGCCTGCTTGCGGGCGTCGGCCCGTTGCTGCTCTGCGAGGTGGAGACACTTTGGGCAGATCGCCCAGCCCGTCGTAGCTGACTACTGGCACCAACACACCTCCCGGTGTGGACGCGCTCCCGAGATCCGAGGGGAGCGGCTCGTGGAACTCGTGCGGTCGGCACAAGCGCGGGGCGTCAAGTCGATCACCCTGCCGGATTAGCCGGGCATCAGCACCCGACCGAACGAGTCTGCCAAGTCTCGGTCGCACCAGACGACAGGTTGGCCCAAGCCCGAATAGGGGGCCGGACAGCCGGTCTAGGCGGCCGCGGCGATCAAAAGTTCCGCAGAGGTTGTCTCTGAGGTGTGACGCCGGAGGAGATGCTCGCGAGTGTGGGTGGCGAAGCGGTACGTGCACCCCTTCTCCATGCCACCATCCTCGATAAGCCGAGCCAACAACACTCCAACGGTCTCGTCGGCGCTCAGAACAGCCGGTCCGTGACTCCCGTGATCGCAGTCGCCGGGCACCCGCGACAACGAAACGATCATGAGGGCGTTGGACACAGGAACCACCAAGTTCGCCACGCCCCCCGACGCTTCGACCTCGGCCAGTGCGTCAGCGATCCGGTCCGAGCGGAGTGCCGGAACCACCGGAATCGACCCGTCGGGCGCGCGCTTCAGGAGGTCCGTGAACTCCGGCTCGATCATCTTCCGGGCGATCAGCGCGGTAAGACCGCCGCGTTCGCCGTCCTCAGGCATCCTGCCACCTTGTGAGCTCCGCCGAGAGCTGTGTCTCGGCCAGTGCTTCTGCTGTGCGTGTATATACATCCTCGAGCGATCCGGGAGCAATCGGCCCGACCTGCCTGGGTATACCCGGGTCTGCGGTACGGCAATGCTCCCTGCGCCAGAGGCTGCCCTCCTCCGACCACATCTCAACGACCTCCCGATAGATAGGACTGCCGGACATCGTCTTGAGTGCGATGTGAAAGTACACCAATTCTCCCTGTTCACGGGCCATGTGGACATCCAGCCGATGTGCCTCCATCCCCAAGGTGCCCACTTTGAGCCGGAACGGGTGCAGCTCCGGGCCCTCCCACCCCGGAAGACTCATGGTGTCGCACACTAGTTGACCAGGGAAAACGGCGGCCTAATTCGGACATAGAGCCTTCCCGCCCGGATCACCGTCTGGAAGCCGCGGAGGCTTGGGCAGCCCAGCCAACGTCCTCCCCAGCGAGGCGGCCAGTTCCTGATCGCGCTGCTCGAGGGCGTGCGGGTACACCCGAAGGGTGATCGACGGGTCGGCATGGCCGAGCCGAGCCCCAACCGTGACGGCTCGCGCTCATGCCATCTGGCCTTCGTCTTCGAGAGGCAGTAGCTCGTCCCTCAACCTGAATGTGCCGTGACCGCACCACCGACAGGTAGATCCGAACCCGAAGTCGTCGGAGTGGAACTGCATGGCACTCTTGCGCTGGCACTCGGGGCAACGGCGAGACTCGGCTGATCGCCTTGCAGCCGTCCGGCTGTTGGCGGTAGCGGTGCGGACGTTCCCGTTCTGAAAAGGTAGCCATATCTATAAGAGTCCCTGAGCGTCCGGACCGTGACAGTCGTCGGGAGATTTCTCGGGAAACTTCTGTGGATTTAGTGCGGCCCGAAGATTGGCTAGCACCTTAGTCCACGTCGGACCCCCGTCGCGGGTGTCAGCCCAGTCCACTACGGCTTGACCAACTTTCCGCAGCCGGTCCCGCTCGGCTTGGAGGCCGCTGGCACGGTGCCACTGCTCGTTCGCGCTGGTCCTAGCCTCAGTCAACATCTGCTGAAGCGTGACCCTCTCGGATTCGGAGTGAGCGAGATCACCCTTTGTCTGTCGCCACCCCAACTCGGCCTGGTTCCGCTCGGCCACCAGGGCGTTGAAGGAGCGGTTGAACAACCGAGCGACCATGAGAGCCGTGGCCTGTGTCTCGGCACAGATGACGCAGTGATCTCCGGCCCAGTTGTTGTCGCAAGAGTGGTCCGAGGCGAGCGACTTCACGAGGTCCTGCTCCTCGCGGATGGCCTGTTCGAGAGCAGCGGTGCGGACCGCCTCCTCGACCCGTTGCGTAAATGTGGACGATGAAACCGGATCAGGCATGGGCCACCTCCGGGTACTCGATCTCGACGAGCCACATGCCGACGCGCTGCCGGCCGAGCTCGGCGTTGCGCTCGTCCAGGTCGATCCCGATGGCGTCGCGGCCGTGGCCAGTGGCGACGGCGAGAGTGGTCCCTGAACCGGCGAAGGGGTCAAGCACGACACCGTTACGCCAGGAGTCGTGGCCGCAGTCCGACCATCCGAGGGTCAGGCGCTCTGAGAAATCAGGAGCGTCCGTCGATGAGCCAGCCCTTGCATGGCGCTGGGGATCTCCGAGCGTTCGGTGCCCGTTGCCAGTGCTGTTGACGTGCTCCACCAGACGCCGGCTGGGTTCGCCACAGACCGTGCAGACCCGGCGCGGGCACATCGCCTCGATGGGCGTCACGCACAGGTCGGACGGGAAGGCGGCGTAGTGGCTGCCTTTGTAGGGCTCAGTGGGGATCACCCAGTAGTCGAGGGGTGGCGCTCCGGCTGGATGCGACGGCACTCGGGTCTGGTAGTTCGCCGTCTGGACCTCGACCGGGTCGCCGTGCTTGGGCCCGTTGGTCGTGCGGAACCGCTGGTCGACTGCCTCGGTGCGGACCGCGTCCATATCGAAATACCGCGTGCGGCTCTTGCAAGCGATCGTCAGATAACTCGTGGCCGGTCGGAACTTGTCGCTGAGCGCGCCGACAGGAGGGTTCGGGCGGCACCAGGCGACCACGTTGCGGACCCGCCAGCGGTCGGTCTGCCGTCCTGTGAGCGCGTTGAACCCGTAAGACAGAGCGACGGCGAACAGTTCGGGGACGAGCACCTTGGACTTGTCGAGTGGCCAGCCGTCCCTGTCGGACCGCGTGCGTCCGGGTCCGGTGCGCTCGCCCGCGCCGGGTTGGTTATACGCCGTGTTCATAGGCTTCGCTCGAGCCGCCCGGGCTTTTGTTGCGCTCCCGTCAAACGTCGGCTGACCGGCACGCATCGCCCAGGTCCCGTTGCTCGGGTCGGCCGGGGTGTAGTCCCCACCAGCACCACCGGAACCGCTGTAGGTGTCCCCGAGCTCGACCACGATGGAGCCGTGCGGAGCCAGCACCCGCTCGAGCGCCTCGATCACGTCAAGCAGGGTGTCGAGATACTCGCCGGGCGTCGGCTCTGACCCGATCTCCTTGGCCTTATCCGGGTGGTCCTTGGGCAGGTAGGAGCGCAGAGCCAGGAAGGGCGGTGAGGTCATCACCAGGTCGACCGAGGCGTCTGGCAGCTTCGCCAGTGCATCGAACACGTCGCCCACGATGTAGCGGGCGGTCACGACGGGCCCTTAGCGGGAGAGTCCATACCCCGGCTGGACACTGGCGCCGAACCTGGGCGAGCGTCCTCGCGGATAGCCCCCTCTCCCGCAGGAGATTCTACCTGGTCAGGGGCGGTTATCGGTCGCGGTAAGGCGCGCACGCCGCCTCCCACTGATCGTCGGTCACGCTGTCGGGCTCGGCGAGCTCGGCG